AGATAAAACCACATTAAATATAAACATAACTTATCAAGATGGTAATATAATTGAATGTGATTCTACCGTAACATTTAAGAGTGATTCTGTGAAATTATCTGAAAAACAATAAAATTTTTTTACAATATTTTATATATTTAATTGATAATGAAATCACAAAGGATTTCAAGACTTTATTAACTCATAAAACTAAAAAATATGGAAGCAAAAAAGAAATTTGAAATTGGCCAAGATGTTTATGTTGTGTGCTTCAATCGTAATGATAATGAATTTTATTACATTACAGCAAAAGTAATGGATATAACATATGGTGACGAAATAACTTATGTTTGTAAGGCTTACGCTGGTGAAAAATTATATAACGTATCTGAAAAAGACGTATTTGCAACATATCAAGAAGCTGAGGAGTATTGCAAAAAATACACAATAATGAAAATTAAAACAAAACCACCAAAAGTCGAATTAACTGATTTTGAAAAACTCAAAATTGCTTATGAAGTAATTCGTGATTTGGAGAATCGCGATGATATTCGAGCTGGTGTTGTAAATAGTATTACTATTGTTAAAAACATATTGGCAAATGATATTGCATTTGATGTAACATTTAGAAAGGAGTAATATGGAAACTTTAAGAGTAAATCAAGCGATCATTAGAGAATTTTGCGAAACTCATATGTCTACTCATAGTGACTGGACGGGAACCAGAGTTGAAACAAAGCATCAATGCGCTTCTGTAGATGAGTTCGTAAAAATGTTAATGACACATATTGAAGATAATCAATTCTAAAATACAACGAATAAAAATTATGAAAGCAGTATTTAAGAAAGTTCTATATGATGAACTTGATATAGATTTTCAAAAGATTTATGATCTAATAGTGCAGAAAACAGGTGAAGATGATTTCAATGCACTTTATGACGAATTTGCTGATAATGCAAAATATTATATTTCTGAAACACAAGCCATAGAATCATTATTTAATGATTATGGCTTATTGGTATCATTTAAAGATAATGAAGATACCATTAATTTTATCATTGATAGTTATTATGTATTTTTAAGAGACAAATTTGGATTTTAATTATGAAACGAAAATTTTATACAAGTTACGCGCGCGACCGTTATACTGGAGAAACAACTTTTGATAATGATATAATTTTGTTAGATGTACCGGAGAATAAAGAAAAACAAATCCCTATATTACTCCAAGAAAAACTATCCGATAAAATAAACAATAGTACACGCGGTAGATTTTTTCCTATTACTCTTATTAACTTTTGGGAGATTGATTAAATTATGCTAGACTTATCAAAAAAATATCACTTTAAAAAATTCAATCAAGATAAGCGTAGTTCGTTTGCTTATTGGTATTATCACTGGAAGGCATTTAATCTTACAGCATTTCATCTTGGATGTTGGAAGTTTAAATATCTTTTTCATGACATTGAGAAACCTTGGTTGATGTTATTTTGGAGAAGTTATATTAGAGTACAATATTATCATAGAGCACACTCAAATCATCATCTAGAATATGAAGACAAAGATAAAATCGACTGGGAAGCATTAGTGATTGATTGGGAATGTTCTCGTTTTACAAAATATGCTTCTCCAAGAAATGCTTATCAAGAGTTATGTTATATTGAATCAAATATTGATCCAAACTACTATAATTTTATTAAAGATAATATGATACCTGTTCTTATTAGGCTTGGTTTAGATGAATAAAAATTAAAAAATTATGGTTTATTTATCGGTTACTGAAAGGGGAAAAGAAATTTTACATTCTTCCCGTCCTACACGAAAAACTCGCCGGGGAAACAATATATATTGTGATAATTATTGGTATAATTATTATGGTTCACCTTATGACGGACCTTATGACGGAATTGTATTACCAAAGGGTACAATTAAACATCTTATCGGAAGAGAATTAACATTTGAAGATAGACCTGTTTGTTTGCCAAAAAACAAAGTTTATTAAAAATTAAATAATATGAATCAAGATATGACAAACGAAAATATAAATAAATCAATAGAATGTCATGAAAAATTGATACAAGAAATGTTTAAGCTTTATTCAGATGATTTTGAGAAGCGTTACATTAAACGAATTTTGGGTAAGAATTGGGTGATAGAAGAGTTTAACGAAGCATTTTTTACAATCATTGATGATGAAAAATCTACTGTAAAAGTTGAGTTTGATGCATTTGGAGAGATTTGGGTAGATACAATCAATCTGTTTTTGTACGAACCAATATATTTTAGAGACGGTTCTTATATTAACGAATTAAAAGCTATTGTCAAGCTGTATGAACATAAAGAAGATTTAAAAGAGTTTATCTGTAAGTTTATACAAGCAATAGATCCAATGTTTGAAAGTGTTAGAATATTAAAAACCGCATTACAATGAGAAATTATCAACAAATAGTAGTATTTGCACCAATGTCAGATGTTTGTTATGATGATTGGCAAGAAAAAATAAATAAAAAATATTTTAGTTGTGGTGCTCTTGTAGCATTGGAAGAACTTAAGAAAATTTGCCCAAACATTCAGACCACAACAATTGAACAGCTTTGCGATAAGTTTAATAGAAACAGAACTTTGGATTTTTCTTATATGAAACTTAATTGGTTTGGTGTAATTTATGTAGAGATGTAATTATGATACATAGAATTAAAATAGTAGAATTATGTAAAAATAATAATATATCTTCCAAAGAGCATGCAGAATTGATTATAAAAGAAATTCAAAATGCTTTAGATTTATATTTAGAAGTAATATTATCATTTAAAGGTGTCAAGAGTATATCATTTGAAGCATCAACAATTATTCGTAATTATATTTATGATAATAAGTTAGAGAACTGTATTTATCTTATAAACATGTCTCACTATGTTAGGCAAATATTCTTTTGCGGTCCTGATACTAAAAAAGAAACAAACGAAATGAATAATACAAATCAAAAAGAACTAAGTAAATTTAATAAATGGTTCCTCAATTTTATGAACAATAAAGGAGGGGCTAAAATACTGGTTATGGTCGGTTTAACCTCATTAGCAATATTTTTAGGACCATTTTTCGTGCAGGTATTTAATCTATTATGTTCTGACATGAATGGTGCATCAAAAGCTATTGTTATATTTGGTTTAGCTTGTGTAATAACAGTGTTAGTATGTCTTGTTAAGATGATAATTTTAGTCAATAAACAAACAGATTTTTTCAAGTGATATGGGAAGAAACACATATTTTTCAGAAGAAATAGCAAAAAAGCTGGTAAAAATTGGCTTTTATGAAACAGTACAATATTACAAAATTAAAGATAAACTCTATCCGAAACTTCCAGAGCCAGATGAATTAGTAACATGGCTACGGGAAAATAAAAATGTTTATATAGTTGTAGTACCAGATCCTGATCACCCTCTTAGACATCAGTTTAATTATTTTGTATATGCACCTGATGATTATAATGGTAGACCTAGATTGGTTTTAGAAGGTATTCATTTTGATTTTGATAGTGCGACAATTGATGCAATTTTAGATTATTTAAACAAAGAAGTGTTATGAAAAAATATAGTTGTAGAGTATTTAAAAATTTAGATGATTTGTTATACTGGTTAAATAAAGAGCAAAAATACATTAATGTAGTAAGTATAATGTACGTGGATAGTAGTTTCCCTTATGAAGTTATTTTTTACACAGAAGCACAAAAATATTTTGAAGATTTTAAGAATAAAACGATAGAAGAAATAGATAAAAATTTGATGAATTATGAAAAACTATAGTTACCAATGGTTTAAAGACGAAAACCAAATGTTAGAATGGTTAAATAGTAATCAAGAGATTAACGTGGTAAGTGTAATTTATCTTGAGCGTAATTTAAGTTATCGAGTGTTTTATTACATTGAAGAAGAATTTAAGAATGGTCGTGAATAAACATATGGAAAGAGTAACAGAACAAAATATACAAAGATTTTACGAAGGTAGTAAAATTTTTCATGTAAGTCCATTAGATGGAAAAGAGTCTATTTATCGTTACGTAATGGTAGATGGTGATTATATTATTGTTAGAGAACTTAATTTGCTTGCATTGTTATCAGAACAATGGGGGGATATTACATCGCTTACGGAATCGCAAATATTTAACTGTAATTTCTATTTCTTTGATGAGAAAAAAGTATTAGAGAAGCAAATTGAATGGCACGAAAATGAAATAAGAAGGTTGCAAAATAAAATTGATACTATTTATTGTGTTTAATTTTGTTCAGAAATTTAATATATTATATTGTAACTAAAATTTAAAAAGATATGACATTAATTCAAATTTATTTTATTATAGCTGGAATAATTTTATTGGGTAAGTTTTTGTTTAAACTTTTTACCTTTAATTATCTAAAACGCTTTATTAGTGAGAATAAAGAAACCATAGACGAATTACTTATATATGAACCCAAATTAAAAAGTACTGAAAAACAACATATATATCTTATAAAGGAAGGTTCATTAACATATAGTGATTTAATAATTTACCATTTTTCAACAAATTCAATAAAATATGAAGATTATTCGGATGAAATGAATACGTTCTTAATAGATGATGCGTCATGTTTCGAAATAATACTATATATTTTATTTGCTTTATTCTGGATAATCTCGATTCCTTGTGTATTGCTTTGTATGTTGATAGGATGGTTCGGAGAAAGGTTCGATAAATTTGCTAAATCTATTTTATCATGAATTACGACGAATACGGAGACCCAATAAGTGGTTGTCATAAGAGACGATTAGCAAAGGTAACACTCTATCTTGAGGTGCCTTCAGTTAATCCAGAAACTGAAACCTGGTATACAGAAGGTGAACTTTGTAAGCAAATTGAAGATAATCTACCAGAAGGTTTTGAAACAACTTCATGGTCAGATATTAACATATCAGATATTGAAGGAGATGACCAATCTAAGTTTAAGAACCCAGTTGGTTTTCTTGCCCCTGATGGTAAGTTCTTCTTGATTGAAACCGAAGAGAATGGATTAGCACATTTAGCTCTTGCACGACGCGTTCATGATTTATATGAACCTACAATTACAGAACGTATTTACGGTGTGTCTTATGAACAATGGTTAGAAAATGCCGGATTTATTAAGGTTCATTGTTCAGAAGTTCGTTATTTTGCTAATAAGCATTATTCAGGTTTTTGGGATCAACCAGATGTAAAGACTCCAAAGGTTACAGAACAACAACGCAAAGCTCTTTATGAGTATTTCAAAACTCATAGAAAGTTTGCACAAATAGCTTCAATTAATGATTATAATATGTATCGCAAAAATATACCGGTTACTAAGTGGTTAAGAGAAGCAGACGATATTCAATTTCAAAAAACTTTTGAGCTTTAAAAGTGGAGTTATCTCCACTTTTTTATGTTATATATAAAAGTTTTTTCAAGTTTTTTATATATTTATATAGAACTTAATAAATAAATAATATGAGCAAAGTAAAGAAATACAACGTAACGACAAGACTTGAAGGTTTATTTGGTAAGAACTATAAGGAGCATATCCAAGTTGGTAAGAAGTTCTGGTGGTTCTTTGATGGTAATTCAGAGGTGTTTAAGTTGACCAATCAGCATTGGAATAAGTTGGAAGTTACTTACATTCGTGCTGGAGTTGTTTTCTATACTATTGAGAACGTTGATGGTGAATATCATTTCGAGATAGATTCAATTATGGCTATGCAATTAGAACCAGAATTTTTAGATCCACAAAAGGATTTGGGTTCAACTATTGAGCATCTCGAAATGTTCTACTTTAATTCAGAAAGAACGCAAATTATAAACTTTGAAAATACTGAGTATTATGGATAAAAAGGCGGAACAATATTGGATGGACCACGAGTTATATCGTTTTGTTAAATCTGTTTCTTCATTCGATATAAGCACCGGGTATTGCCAAAATAAAAATGCTATAATCGGAACAGTTGAACATAATGGCTGGAAATTTTCGGTAGTAAACAACGGAACTATTAAGTACATTACTCCAACCGGTGAAAAAAGTTATTTCATTATTAATTAAAATATTTATAAATATGAAAACTATTTTAGGATATTGTTTATCAAACAAGGAGCACAAAAAAGACGTAATTTGGTGTGATAAATGTGGATGTGTATTTTCACATGATCCAGAAGATTCTTATATAGGAGTTTCTACGGGTAATTCCATTAAATGTCCAAATTGTAATAAACTATTAAAAGCATATATATGAGACTAGTAACTAACGTAATGAGAGGAGATTTTCTCCAAGATATTTATGAGAACATTGGTTTTGTTTATAAAATCGATGAAACGATTCATATTCAATTATTGGAAGGTCCAGATGTAGGTCAAACCGCTTATAATTCGATCTCACCTGTTAAATTGACTGAGAATTTTTTAAAGAAAAACATGGATCTTAGTGATTACCACGGTGAAGTTGAAAATGATTTTAACGAATATTTATATGAAGATTCGGATCCAGACGGTGTCGGAATATATGTAAGAGCATATAATGACGGTACATTTTATGTAGAAGCTACGGACAGAACTGGTAATTATTCTAAAGATATTCAATTTATTCATGAGCTTCAACACATATTTAAAGAATTTAACGTTAAAAAAGATTGGGTATTATGATTTTAGCTTGGATTTGTATAGGACTTGGATTGATAGGATTGTTGTTTGTAATTAACTTTCTTGTTAAAATGCACAATTGGAAATTGCGTGGTTATGAAGAAACACACCAAGCACTAATGAAAGGTAAATTAGGAGAAGTAAAAGATCCTTCGGAAATGACTTTTAATAATATTGAAAATAGAATGTATCACATTGGTGCTTGGGAAGCATATCGTGATTTTAGAAGTATGTTTAATTAAGGAAGAACATAAAATATAAACTTTGAAAATACAGAATATTATGGATAAAAAGGCGGAACAATATTGGATGGATCATGAGTTATATCGTTTTATCAAATACTCCTACATGTTCTGTAAAAGATCAGGATCAGGATATTGTATAAATAAAAACACCATAATTGGAACAGTTGATTATAATGGTTGGAAATTTTCAGTAGTAAACAACGGAACTATTAAGTACATTGCCCCGACTGGTGAAAATGGTTATTTCATTGTTAATTAAAACGTATATGAGACTAGCAGATAACATTATGGATTCAATTTATAAAAAATACTATACAACTGAAATTCTTGAGAAGATTGAGAAGTTTGGTTATGACGAAGAATGTAGTTTCCATTCAATTGATTGTGATGATCCATTGGATTTAGACGCTGATGTTGTAGCAATACCAACACCAGAAGAGTTCTTTAATTGGATATTGAATAGATATCAATTTTATATTTCTATCATACCAGAAGATGATTATAAACATGGTGTAGTTTTCAGATATAATATTTACAAACGTGATTATGATGATCATTTTAATTTGAAACTGTCTAAATCTGATTTCAGAACGCATAATGAAGCAGTTGAGAATGCTATTTACGATTTGTTGATGAATTTTGAACCAAATCGGTGAACAAATGGAAATTGAAGATTAGTAAAAATTATGAACTCCTTTAGAAGATTATGTGTTAAAGTTTATCTTTGGATATGCGTTTACATTTTTAAAGTAGACAAAAAAAAACAAAGATATTTAGGAAAACAAATGTGGCTTACTGTCAATAAAGATGGTCAAGAAGTCCTTATTTATAGTGATGCAGAACCTATTAGAATGACAGATGGACATTGGTTACCTAATGATGAAGATACAATATTGGAAAATGACATGGTATATCTTTATAATGGGTTTATTGAAAGAAACTTAGGTGAAAAACTCGAATGGGAAGATGATGCAGTCGAATATTAAAATATAAGTATTATGAATTTTTTAGAAATAATGGGATTGATCTTTGTATCAATGTTTAGTTTAGCTTTTATTGGAGCATTTATATTTTTTTGGATTCCAGAGATTAAAGATTTTTTGTACGGTTTATTTACATGGCAAAAGAAGGTGCCTGTTTATAGAGATATTGGTAATAATCAATTTTCAAATGTATTTGCTGCGATGTTCCCTGTAGATCATTACGAATGGGTAAAAAGAAAATCATTAAAGGAAGAAATAAAAGAATGGTTTATTAAGAAAAAATATCATAGTTAAAGAAAAGATTGATAGCGTATGTTAATTTTACTTAAAATTATATATTTTATTCTTGAAATTTTAACTCGATATTTGTTGATGCCATTTGCAGCTTTGAGTGTAAAAGTATTTGAATTAGAGGAAAAAATTCAAAATAAATTTGTGTATTATTTAATCTTAATTCCACAATATTTAATATTTCCAATTACATTATTGTGGATAGTATTAACCATTTGGGAGTTAAATATACAAGAAAAAATTAAATATTAGTGAAACTATATGGAAAATCAAACAATAGAAAAAATGACTCTTTCGGAAGAACAAAAAGAACTTATACGTTCACTTTTTAAGGCTGGTACTCATGGTGTAAAATGGGATAGTTTTATCGTAGGAAACACTTATTATGTTAATTCCTTAGAAGAACTTGAAGCTGCGTTTAATGAGGATGATTTGAGAATGATAGTTTGCTACGAACTTAGTCCTTATAGTAGTATACGAGAATTATTAAGTGCATCTAAAAATCACGGACCATATGTTAAGACGTCTGGTGAGCGATATTATTTGATAACTTCTATCTATAAAATTAATGATAGTGATAATGATTGTCGTGTAGCTTTAGAAGGTAATCACAAAGGTAATTTGAATTTTAAAGAACTTTTAAATACCTGTAAATGGCAAGATGGAACATATTGTGGAAAGCAAAGTAATGATGTATTCAGATGGTCACGTTTTAGTGGAGTAATAACAATGAATGTTTAAAATAATTGACAAACAAATAAAAATTGAAAAGTAATATGGGAAATAAAAATAAAGATTTCGGCAAATTATTAGCAAATCTTTTATATGAAAATGGAATAAATTATTGTCCATTTATATTAAACTCAGAACAGGCAAATGCATTAGATAAAAGATATAAAGAATTACATAAAAAATATGGAAAATACAATAGAACAAATAAAAAGTTTAGTTAATACACTAAATCTTCAAAACACTCCATTGATGGAAAAACCATCAGAATATGAATTGAAATATTTAAGTACTGATGTTAGTAAAGGAAAATATATTAAATCACGTTTTCCAGAATATAGCGACCCAACTTATTGGCGTTATCCTAATGGTGTTGAAGAAAAAATTGAAGATGATAAAACATATAAAGTATGGTTTGAGTATAGAGATGCAGCTGACCCTTATGATTCTACTACATGGTATCATGTTAAGTATATAGAAGAGGTTCCTGACGATAAAATTGCATTAATTAAATACTTAGAAAAACTGTTAAAAGATTTGAAGTAATATGAAAAATAATAATTATGGAAAAGAAAACTATCATCCCATTTGACTTAGAAATGGCAAAGAAAATCCAATCAGGAGAGATTGAAGGCAGGATAATAACTAAAAAAGGTAATACTGCAAGAATTATATGTTTTGATGCCGAGTCTGCTTATAATTATTCTATTATAGGATTAGTTAAAGATTCTTATAGCAATTTTGAAGAGTGTTGTAGGTATTTTACAGACGGAACCAGAGATAGAGAAAATGATGAATTAAATTCGTTGGCAATAGAGTTATTTGTTTATCCAGTAAATGAAAATATTATTGAACCTCCAGAAGAAATTCAACTGAATAATTGTAAAGAATCAGAAGATTATAGAATTGAACCTCCAGAAGAAATTCAACTGAATAATTGTAAAGAATCAGAAGATTATAGAAAAGGATATGAATATGGTTATAAAACTGCAACAGAAATTATAGAATCCATTACATATCTTAAAAGTAAAAAAAATTAGAGTCACAGTTCAATAAACCATGAGGATAGCGGTGAAGTATTTGAAATTAAAGAAGTAAATAAAAAAATAATTTTATGAAATCAAAAGAACTATTAGACAATGCTGTCGATTATATCTATAACATTGTTTATGGTCAAGATTGGATTTGTGAGGCACTGCTTGATATTCCAGAGGAATCTGAAATCTGCGACCTGACCTGCGACAATCTGTGCAAGAATTACATATTGAGATTCCTTAAACATTATAAGAAAAAATAAAAAAAAGAAATAAGATGATTTACAACGGACGAGAAGAAGAAAACTGGTGGTATGATGATGGTGATGAAGGTTCCAGAACAAAATACGACAATGGCGACCATAATTATGACTATGATGAGTTATATAATAGTTTCTAAATAATATAAAAAAATAATTATTATGACGAAAGACGAACTTAAGAAATACAAAGAACTTCAAGAGAAGTTCGAACGTTCAGTAGACCATGTAACAACAATTTTATCTAAAATTCCTCAGTATAAGGAGAATTTTTATACATATGATAAAGTGTGGATAGATACCTGTGAAGGTGGAGATTTTGGCGAGGTTCATACAGAAGGATCGGATTATTATGGTGGATATAGGGGGCATTTTGATGCCGAAATGTTAACTTGGTCAGATAAGAAACTTGAGAAATATGTAAATGAACTTTTAGATAAAGAGAAAAAATCTGAAGAAGAAAGAAAGCAAAAGTTAGAAGACGCAGAGCGCAAAGAATATGAACGTTTAAAACAAAAATTTGGATAAGTTTTATAAAAAAATTAAATATATGACAAGAACTATTTCATACAATACAGAAAACACAGAAGATATGTTATGGGCATTAAAACGTGTAGTTGATGATGTTTTTGCCTATGATAAGCAATTAACTGAGCAAATTAGAATTGTTGCAAACGAATCAATTAAGCGATTAACGGAATCTGCTAAAAATTTATAATGATATGAAAAAAATAATCTATTTAATTACAATTTTTCTTTTATCTATTAGTTGTACAACAAATCACACCACTACTCACACTAATATGCAGGTCGATCATATTGACTATTTAACCATAGATGGTTTTTGTACTGTAAGTATTTATAATATTGAATATAATGGACATGAGTATTTGTTATTAGACGGGTATGAATCAATAGGTATAGAGCATAATCCAGATTGCAAAAAATGTAAATCTCAGTCTAGCTATACACCAACAGAATACTTATATTAATTTTGAAAATTATAAAAGTTTTTAAGTAATTTTGATATTTTTATATATAAAACAATAAAATATATGAATAAATATCTTATCATCACAATTCTCTTTTTAGGCTTGATGGGGTTTGGTTGGATGTATTTTCTAACTAATCAAGTAACAAACTACGATGCAGCTATTGAAAACTGTATTTACAAGATGGATTCTCTTGAGACTCGTACTCAAATTCTTGAAGCACTGGTTGAAAAACAAAGTGAACAAGATAACAAACATGAAGTAACAATTTATCTAAAAACTAAATGATTATGACAGTAAAAGACGCTAAAGAAAAATTGCAAAATCTTGTTAATTCATTAAATGTATATAATGATGATGCAGATTTTGATATAAATATATATGACAACCGGGGTCATTATTATATCACCGATATTGACGACTGGGTGTTAGATAACAGACCTGATAAAGTTGTTTTAACTATTGAATGATTATGACAGTAAAAGAAGCAAAAGAATCATTATATAGTTTAATAGAAGCATTAAACGAATGTGATGAAAATTCAGAATTTGTATTGGATGTTTATGATAACTTTGGTTCATATTACAGAGGACATTTTGATGATTGGTTTCTTGATACCACTACAGAAATAATATCTTTAAATATTGAATAATTATGACAAGAAAAGATTTGGATAATGAGAGTATACGAACTTTATGTAAAATGAATAGAAGTGCTTTCTATGCTATCAGAGAAGAAGCCGAATTACGTTTGAAGAATTATTTTCATTCTTCTAAAATGACGGAGATAAAACTTGATAATCCAGTATATTGTTCATTTTGGAATAGGGCTTTTGATATTAAAGTTGATAGGGTTTTTATAGAAAACAATAATGTATTTGTTGGAGGTAAAACTTCTAATGGAGGTGATACTACCGAATTTTTCAATTACATATTCAGCGATACTAGTTTGGATCAATTATTTGAACAAATACATATTTATTAGGAAAAAGTTTCTAAAGATTTATATAAATGAAAATAAAAACTAAATAAGAAATATGAAGAAAATTTATCTATTCTTAAGTCTTTTGACTATTCTAAGTTTTTCAAGCTGCACAGAACAAGAACGTGCTCGTAATTTTGGAGGTAAAATTGAAATTAACGTTCCAGCAGGCTACAAGGTAACGTCAGCAACTTGGAAAGAAGCTGAGTTGTTTTATTTCTTGGAGCCAATGGAGGAAGGTTATGTTCCAAAGGAGAAGAAATTTGTAGAAAGCTCCTGCTATGGATTTTGGGAAAGTGAAGTAACATTTAAAGAAAAACGATAAAACTATGAACACAGCAGTAATTTTAATACTTATATTTGGTGGAATTTTGTTTTTCATTCTTGATACACTGTTTTTTGATATGAATGAAAGCAATATTAAGTGGATTATAATGACCATTGCAGCATTTATTCCTTTGCTTGGGTTGGTTACTTATGGAGTTTTATTATTCTTTTGTATATCCAACTACGAAAAAGACTGGACAAAATATACTCATAAAGATCACTATAACAAAATCTACGTGAAAGATACTAAATTAAATCGTTGGCTATTTAATGATGTGGAGTGGTCGTATATTGATTCAATGAAAAATATAACTAAAAATAATAACTAACTAAAAACAACTAATTATGAACGGAAAATCGTTATTTACGCTTATCGCAGCACTACTTCTTGTAGTAGTAATTCCAACAACAATGTGTCGATGCACACGAGTAGACTCATCTGAAGTCGGTATTAAGTTTAATAAGCTTTCTTTGACGGAGCAAGGTAAGTTGGATGCAAGCCCTGTAACCGGATATGTATTCTATAACCCAATTAAGACTGCAGTACATACTTATCCAACTTATGTACAACGTGTAGACTTCGACGAGTTTAGTGTCAATACAAAGGATGCTGCAATCTTCACAATGGATCCTACAATGGCATACTACTTAAATCGGGAAAATGCAACAGATGTATTCTTCAAGTACCGTAAGAGTCTCCCTGAAATCCAAGATGGTTATATGCGAACCGTAATTTATGATGCATATCGTGTTGTAGCAAATAACTATACTTCAGATGAGTTGATGGCAAATCGAGCAAAGTTTGAGAATGAAGTACGAATTATGCTTGACTCCACATTGACTTCAGAAGGTTTCACTGTAACAGAGTTTACTTCTCAGATTACTCCTCCTTCATCACTTCGACAAATGATTGATGCAAAGAACACAGCAGTTCAAGCAGCACTTAAGGCTGAGAATGAAGTAAAGCAAGCTGAGGCAAATGCAAAGATTGCTATTGCAAAGGCGGAAGGTGAAGCAAAAGCTATGCGCATTAAGGCTGATGCTGAAGCATATTACAATCGTACCATTAGTGCTTCATTGTCACCGATGATTGTGCAAGAAGATTGGATCGAGAAATGGGATGGTCATCTCCCAACGTATTCTGGTGGAGGGACTCCTTTGATTCAATTACCTAAATAAATGTGATTAAAAAGAGGTGAAAGCCTCTTTTTTTATATGATTTATAAAAGTTTTTTGAGGTATTTTATATATTTATATATAATGAAATCACAAAGGATTTCAAGACTTTGTTAAACATTAAAAACATATTATGACAACTTTTGGAATTATTCTCGTTTGGTTAGTTACCGTGTTAGTTTTAGTGATTTCTATATATATTACAGTGGATATCACAAAATACACACGCAATAAATTTTTAAGATGGTTATCTACTGGTTTAATAACCATAATTGTCTTTATAGTAATTGAAACAATCTCTCTAATTGCATTTGCAACTTGTAATATAATAGCTTATGATAAGGGAGAACTTAGATATCCTTTATATAATTCTATAGTATCAAAAGAATTACACACTATTGGATGTGAGGAAGATTTCAATATGATTATATCAAAAGACGAAAATGGTGAAACTATACTACAAACTATTATAGATAACGAGGGAAGTCTTGAAATTATAGATTTGAATATTCACAATTTTAATTTTTATTTAACCGATACTAGAACACCATGTATTGAATATTATTCAAAAGTTAAAGTAGAACCTAGTTCATTTAGATGGATTTTTAATGATATTGATACAATCAATATAGATTTATCTAATATAAACACCATATATAAAGAAATGAAACTTAAAGGGGATGTTTATTTACCTCGAACAACAAATATTAATCAAAATTTAATAATTTTTTAAATTCAATACATTATGTATGCGGACACTTTCGATTTCTACAAAGTAGAAAAGTACAAAAAGCATTTAGATTTTAATCTTTTGTATAATAAAATCAAGGAAGAATTACAGGAGGATTTTCAAACATCTTGTAATGATTGGGATAAATATGATTGGGTTAATATGATAATGGAATATTATACAACAAACCCTAAATTATATCTACTAGAAGTATATGGTCTTGATATTGACACTACTTTTGAACCAAACGTTGACGAAATCGATTATATTACTTCACAATTCAATCAATTTATTGAGGAAAAATACGAATTTTAATACTAATTAAAAATATATGAAAGTTAATACATATACAGAGTTTTCAGGTAAAACAATTCAAGAAATTCGTGGTTGCAAAAATCATTCCGATGAGGTTACTATAATGTTTACAGACGGATCTTGTTTGAAATTTTATCATAGTCAAGATTGTTGCGAATCTGTACTTTTAGAAGATTTTGATGCTACTCCGGAGGATCTTGTAAATGCAAAGATTATATCTATTGAGGAAAGAATATCTTATAGTGGTGAAGATAAGATAAAATCATTAAATCCTTGGCATGAATCATATACTTGGTCGTTTTATGTAATTAAAACCTCAAAATTCACAATGACAATGAGATGGTATGGTGAATCGAACGGCTGGTATTCGGAGACAGTAGATATTGATTATCTATATTATAACGAAAAAGGTGAATTTGTAAGAAAAACAATTAATTTATGAAAATGATTTTAATTATAACTTTTTATGTATTTGTGGCAGTATTAGCATTTATAGCGAATAGTAAAGAATCTATTAGTATAAGAACTGCGACTTCAGTATTTTGGCCAATTTTAGTATGTATGGCTTTTATTTATGTAATTTATGGCATATTGGTGCTTATTTTTTGCAACTTTTTATGGCGATTAGTACTTGGGTCTTGGGAGCTTATAAAGACTATTCCAAATACATTTGCCGATATTTTTAATGAATTAAAATACAATAACAGGTAATTTATAAGTTATGGCGAAGAATTTTACATACAAGATGCTATATAATCAAGATTTAAATAGCAATTTAGGGACTCTAAATACATACGGTTCTTTGGGATATAAAGTTATCCATATTGGAAAAGTTACAGAACATTCTGGTTTATGTAATATTTTATTAATGAAAGAAGAATGATTATGAAAACAAAACTACTTACAAGACTTCGTAAAGAAGCCAAAAAATACATATATTTGTCGCAGTATTATTCAGAATCTTGTCAAATTACAATTGTGCATGAAGTAATTGATGCATCATTCGGATCAACAATAACCTTTTATGATCCAGTTCTTGATATGTTTGTACAAGATGAAGCTGCATATTATAACACAGTAGAAGAAGCATTACCAGATTTAGCAAAAGCACGCCGTTATTATATTTTAAATGTTTTGCATAGCGAGTATAGAAAATTATCGAAAGGCAAACAAAAAAGACAAGAAGCTGAAAGATTGAAACAACAAGATTATCAAAAATACTTACAACAATTTTAATTATGTTTGATCAAGAATATTTTGAGGTTGTCAAAAGAATATAAGATACCTTTAACTGGGTATTATAATGTTTTTGTATATGAATGCCAGAAGTGTGACCATAATATGATAGATGAATTACACGATCATATTGTAGGATTTGCTGATTCTAGTATGGGTGTTGTAAAAGTAATTGAATGTCCTAAGTGCTTTGAAAAATTTTACTGTCATGCATGCGAATCTGATTACTGGCACTTTTTATGGGAAATTGAGAGAGGAAAACAAAAACATTTTGATAAAGTATATAAATAAAACATAATTTATTAAGAGAAATCTATATAGTATAACATAATATATAAGATGACTAAAATTAGAAAAGGATCATATATTTATCGTGGTTATTATATCGAATATTTAGGATATTACGAACCCGAGCACCATATCGTTTGGGAGGCGGTTGATGAATATGGAAATGGTTTTGCACATTCATATTCATTAAAAGATGTCAAACGAGAAATTGATTACGAAATACAAAACGGTCTTAAAGAAGGTATTTTAACAAAGGAAAACATTAATAAATTTTTAAACATATGATACATCAAATTCAACAAGAAGAAAAAGAACAAGTTATTAAAGCTGTCAGGGAGTGGCTTAAAAATAACATATACGAACAAGAATTCGAATATTGGAATGGCTATTATGATATGTGTGTAACTGCACATGAAACAGAAGAAGAGTTTTGGAAAGCATTTGATGAATTTGTAAAAACATTGTAATTATGACGTACGAAGAATTATTTAATCAAACCCAAGAAATTCTCATTAATAATGGTTTTAATATTGATGAGGATACTGCAACAAAAGTCATTCAACAACAAACCGGTGAAGTAATTATAAATGGACAACGACAAATTCAAACTAGGAGTATCAAAGTTAAATTTTGTTGTTTAGGTGAAGGTAGTATGAATGAGTCTCCATTAATTGGATATAAGATTATAATTAACAATCAAGATGTTGTAGATGAATGGATTGAATATCCAGAGACTCTCATTGAAATACTTAATAGACTTTAAAGATTATCTTAAAATTACATATATTTATTATAGAAACATTTAAAATTAATATAATATGACACGAGAAGAATGGTTGCGTAACGCAGTAGAGAAACTTAATTCAAATCTTTTTAATGGGGATCTTGACCTCCTTAACAAACCCTATCAAATTAGTTGTGGTATCACCAGAACTAACGCTCAAAGTAAGGGAGGTAATTATGCTGTTATATTTCCTTATGATGGTGAAGACCCAACTCTAGATGATTTTTTCCCAAATACAATCGTTATTAATCATGCTATTAAGGATCCAGTTGAGATTTTAGAAGCTATAGCGTTAAGTTGTATCAGAGCATTTTTTAATCACAAGAAGGAGAATAAAAAATTCAAAAAACATTGCGAGGAGTATTATTTCGAACAAGTTGACAAACAAATGGTTGCTTCAGATTATTTGAAATCTATTTTGAATGGTGTTTATGGAGTAATGGTTAAGACTTATGGGGATTTCCCTGGAAAAGCTGTTGTACAACACGTTAAGGAAAAAGCAGATAAAGAGCGTCAAAAGAATACTATTAAGATGTTTTGTCCATATTGTGATTTTGAAACAAAAACTTCGCGTAAAGTATTTGAAAAATATGGTCAAAAGTGTCCAACATGCGCTTGTGGAACACAAATGGCGGTAGATTTGGAAGATGAGAACAATGAAAGTGAGAGTCTCGAAATGTGATGTTAAGAACTTCACAGTCGAAAATATGCAAATAGATCCATATTGGGACGATTTATATAATGCACCTATAAAAAAGAAAAGAAAATAATATGAGTACTACAAAATCAACAATTATAATTTCAATAGCTTTGGTGTTGATATTATGTTTTGCAGGATTTACAAGTTTGGATAAAAATCATAAAGATTATCCATATCAAGTATATCGAGGTAATATTGAATTGAAGCTTCAGCAATCCAAAGGTCAATTGGTAGATGAAATTGATAAGTATATTAAGAATGTTGCTCCAAATAGTATTTTAAATGCTAGGATTCTCCTCGAGATTTGTGAGGAGTATAATATAGATGTAAAATTTGTATTAGCACAAGGTCACATAGAGTCTCATTTTGGAACAAAGGGAATGGCTTTAAAAACCAATTCAGTGTTTAATGTATTTGCTTATGATGGTAAAAATTATAGTCAAATATGTAAAAAAGGAAAATACTCTCATCCAGACCACTCAATAAGACCTTATTTGGAGTTACTTGCAAATGATTATATGGTTGAAGGAAAAAGCGAGTATGATCTCTTGGATGAATTTGTAAATAAAAATGGAGATAGATATGCATCTGCATTGGATTATGAGAGGAAATTAAATAACACATTTATCAATATAAGTGATAGTACAAATATTGATGAGTTATATAAACAATATAGAAAATATCAAATGTTATCAGGAATATGAAACAAGAATTTGAGTTTATAATTCACACTAGTGATTGGAGAAAGACTAGCCAATTTATTTCTTGGGAGATAATGGAGAAAGAAGGTCGAGGTTTTGCAAGACTCTATTATTTTTTAGATGAAAAAGGATATTTGCTTAGCGACCTATATGTAGATACTAAATATAGAAAACAAGGAATGGCAACTCAAATCATTAACACAGCTAAGGAGATAATGGGTGGGAGTAAGCATTTGGGTGTATTTGTGCATATGGATGCTCCGGATTGGATCACAGCTTTCTACTTAAAAAATGATATGGTTGTATCATATGAAATGAATTTTAAAGAATAAAGAATTTTAATATGGAAGATAATAAAGTTACTAACGAATTAAAAGAACAACTACAATTATTTAATGAGCGTATGAATTCTAATGGATATTCAATCAATATGTCTTGGGGATTTTTAACTAGTTTAATCTTTATGATTTTAAAGTTAACAGACGTAATTGATTGGTCCTGGTGGGTTATTACAATGCCTTTGTGGTTACCTTATGCTCTAGTGATAGGTTTCTTTTTAATAATTATAGTTGCATATTTAGTATTAGTTCTAATTCAATCTATTTATGAAATAATTATTCGGCGATGAAAATATTACTTACAGACACACACTTTGGTGTGAAGCAGAACTCAATTACTTGGCTAAAAAGTCAATTGAGTTTTTTTTATAATCAATTAATTCCTTTTATCAAACAACAAAAGGAAAGAGTTTTAATATATCATTTAGGGGACTTATTTGACTCTCGTTCCTCAATTAACCCATATATAGCAGATCAAGTAAGAAAACTCTTTATTGATTTATCATCTTTGGAGAACATATTAAACATTATCGTGATTGGGGGTAATCACGACTACTACTCTCCTAACGATCCTTCAACAAACTCAATTGATATTATATTGAGAAATATTGATAAGGTTGAACTGATCACAAATGGAATTAACATGTACGAAGACGAGGATTTAAATGAGTTTGATGTATTTGTTCCTTGGAATGACTATTTTGATTTGGAAAATTTAGAATCTTGGATTTCTATTAAAGGTGTTAAGAGAATATTTATACATAATGATTTGGATCAATTAGAGCCAGAATATAGAAAACTCTTTAATAAATATGATATAAATGTTTACAGCGGTCATATTCATATTCCAAAGATTTCAGGAAGATATTATAACTTAGGTTCATTATATGCTTTAAATTTTGCTGATGCTAATCAAAAAAGAGGTTTCTATTATATGAATGATGATGGGGGTAACTTCACATTTATTCCAAATGAAGTCTCAATTAGATTTTATAGATTATATAATGAGGAGATCTTTAAAGATATTAATTATGATGTAAATGATTATATTGAATTATACATAAATCAAGACAATCTTTCAAAAGAAAGGTATCAAAGTAGAATAAAAATATTTAATGATAATGTCAAAAATTTAAATATTATACCAATTTCTCGAGGAGAGATTTTTGAGAATAATTATGAAGGAGTCAATCAATATAGTATTGATGATATATGTAAAGAGATGATTCCAGAAAATCTAAAAGATAAGTTTAATATAATTATGGAAGAGTATAAAATGGGAAAATAAAGTAATAAATTGATTGTCACAATCATTTAATTAGTTTTTATATGCATTTTATTATATAAATAAATTAAAGGAAACAATATGAGTATTGAACAAAAAATAGTTCTCTATTTGGCCGATTTAGGTTTTATCACGGACGTTGTGGCTGCCGCAGCTGCATTAGAGCATCAAAATATTGCAGAGTGGATGATTACTGGAGATGGAGTTGAGGATGAAATTAAAGAAGGTATTGAAAGTGGAGAAATTGAAGTTGATGTTGATTGTGATCACGAAGCTCTTACAAATAAAGAAATTGAAGAAGTATTTACCAACGATTATGAGTGATAAAAAATAAATAATATGGATGATAAAATTATAACATTAGAAAAATTAAAATATTTTAAAGATACTTTAATTGACGTTATATACCCAGTTGGTTCTATTTATATATCAGTAAATAGTGTAAATCCTAAAAATATAATGGGTGGTGAATGGGAACAAATAAAGGATAGATTTCTTTTGAGTGCTGGTAATACCTATGTAGCTGGAAGTACAGGTGGTGAAGCAACACATACTCTGACAACTCAAGAAATGCCACGACACAATCACATGTTTGCTTTGGCCGATCCTCAAGCAGGCACTTTAGGAGGTGAGTATACTTGTATTAATAGAGACGCTTACGAGGTATATGATCATGGTTGGGCTGACACAACCATAGTGATGCATGCTGGTAAAAGTGTGGCTCACAACAACATGCCTCCTTATTTAACAGTTTATATGTGGAAAAGAATAAGTTAAAATTGATGATTATGAAAATTGTAACAGTAAGTAATTTGCAAAGATTTTTAGATAACATTAAAAATTTATTTTGTTATCATAACGGGGGGGGAATTAATTGACATTGTATACCCAATTGGTTCTATTTATATTACAACAAATAATATTTCTCCAAAACAAATATTTAAAGTAGGTGAATGGGAACAAATAAAGGATAGATTTCTTTTAAGTGCTGGTGATACTTACAAATCCGGTACCATCGGAGGTGAATGTGAACATATATTAGTATCTAAAGAACTTCCTACAATAGAAGGTGAAATTATAATGCACCATGCTGCCATAGGAACTAATATTGCTAATGTTGGCGGTTGCTTTACTGGAGAATCTATTGTTAAAGGCAAATATAGACAGGGTGGAACTTTAATAGATGCAGATACTGAATCTGTTGGTAACATTAAATATAATAACGGAGGAGAAAACCAACCTCATAACAACATGCCTCCTTACTTAACAGTTTATATGTGGAAAAGAATAAGTTAAATAAAAAAATAAATAAATAAAATAAATAAATATTATGGCTGAAAATAAAATTAATACAAATGTATTCGACGCTGAGAAAAAATTCGTCGATTCGCTGGTCTAGATCATTTCTGGGAAAAAGCTAAAGGTTATGTAGATCGTGTAGACCAATCATTATCACAACGTATTACAGCTAACGCAGATGCTATTGCTGGTTTAACAGGTGGTGAATCTTCTGTAGGAGCACAAGTTGCCGAAGCACTTGCCGAGGCTAAATCTTATGCAGATGGAAAAGATTCTGCAATGGATGCTCGTGTTGATGTATTAGAAGGACGTGATGTATATGTTGCTGCTGACGTAACATCTGCTATTAATACCGCTGCTGCTGGTGCACTTTCTGATGCTAAAGAATACGTAGATGGAAAAGATTCTGCAATGGATGCTCGTGTAGTAAAACTTGAAGCAATTAACCACGACAAACTTGCTGCTGATGCTTCTGCTGCTGCTGTTGCTACAGTTCTTGATGGTGCTCCTGAGAAGTTTGATACTCTTAAGGAAGTTGCTCAATGGATTGCTGATTCTGAATCTGCTGCTGATGCTGCTGATCTTGTAACTCGAGTTAAGGCTCTTGAGGATATTGATCATGATGCTTATAAGGCGGCAGATACTGCTCTAGAGACATCTCTTAAAGGTTATGTAGATGGTTTAGCTTCTAATTATGATGCTGCTGGTAGTGCAGCTACCGCTAAGTCTGAAGCTATCGCTGCTGCTGCTGCTGATGCTAAAGATAGAGCTGCTGCTGCTCAAGTTAATGCTGTTGAAGCGGCTGCCGCTGATGCTACTACTAAAGCTAATGCTGCTCAAGCTGCTGCTGAGGCAACTGCTGCTGCTGATGCTACTACAAAGGCAAACGATGCTCAAGCTGCTGCTATAGCTCAAGCAAAAGCTGATACTGCAGAGACTTTAAAATCATATTACACTAAATCAGAAACCGACAACTTATTATCAACAAATTCTGAGGGAGATCGTGCTTATGCAAAACAATATACCGATGAGTTGTTTAGTTCTATTAAGTTTGCAACAAATTCTGATATAGACAATTTATTTGCATAATGTAGTATTAAAAAGACATTATAAAAAGACCAATTCCTAAGAATTGGTCTTTTTTTTATTTAAACATTATATATTTTAATTCTAACAAGAGATCTCTTATAAAATGTATATTTATATTATTTTGAAGGTTGAACTTGTTAAATCGAAGATTTTCATTCAATCGAAGATTTATAAAAAATACATAAAATCATCTATTTTCTTCATATTATATTTTTTAGTAAACTCTCTTATCCATTTTAGATATTTAGCTTTGGTTTTAAACATAATCTCAATAAACCCATTGTCCTTACCAAACCATTCTTGAAATAATATGAGGTTAGAATCTTTATTGAATTCTTCATATTTTTTTTGCGTGTTAATAAATGTTGAACTATTCTCTTTCATATAGTTTTTGCCAACTGTAATTAAGCATTCAGCATACCCGTCTATTTCAACTCCCAGAGAATATCTAAACGCTGCTAAATATAAATGATCATTCATAGGAATATTATCCATTACCTTATATTGATCAAATATTTTTTGTATTTCAAGAATAGAACCTGTATATGCAATTTTACCATTATTTATATAGTCATATTTAATCATTAAGAATGGATTTTGGGTGTCTTTAATAGATCTACCAATCAATTCCTCTTCATCATCTAAAAGAGATTCTATTATATAGTCATTTAGTGTTTTCATAATATAACATTATCTTGTATTACAAAAAACCCCCACTCTGAAGTTTTAAATGTTGAATATTCAATTTTAAATATTTTCTTTATATCGTTTTTAATCTTGCTAAAATTTTTAATGTAATTTTTATGTAAATTTTTACTTATATTTTTAATAATATCTGGCTTTTTTAAACACAAATGTAATTCATTAAATTCGGACATATGTGTTATATTCATTATATTATTACCATCTTTATCCATTAACTTAACTGTACGAGTTAAAGGATTCTTTATATAATCCTGACTCTTAACTCCACCAACTTCCCAATAAAGACCGTCATCGAATTTAAAAAATTCTCTTACTAAATTAAGAAATTTTTTATCTTTATCTAATTGATCTTGTAAATCATATTTATCATTTATTTTTTTTATTGTATAATTATTAATAAAATAAGTAACTGGATTATTAATATCCTTATAAATATTTCTTACTAAAACATCTTCATCGTCTAATATTGATTCATATAGTGTTTTCATATATTTTATATTATTTTACATCATATCCGTGTCCTGAGTTAATAGGACGAGCTAGATCATTTATTACACAATTTTCATGAGTTGTTGTATATTTAATCATTTCCTTCAAACACTCCTCATTTTCCAATGCTTTATTATATAATTTAATATTTGAAAGGAATAAAGGATAAGCGTGAGCTTGACAATTCATTTTACCTTCTACTATATAATCATTATTATAAGATGTTAATAATTGACATATTGGATTTTCAACATCAAAATAATACATCTCAGGTCTTAACTTATATACTGGAATATTCATATCGTGAGTATATTTATATATAATTAACTCACTACTAAAGGTACTTCTATTCCACTTACATATTACCATATAAGTTGTAAATGAATCCAATTCTTGAGTCATATTATTAAACTCTAATGTAAACTTCTCTCTACTACTATCATAATTAACATTAATTGAAATGGTACCGAATTGTAAAACCTCTTTGCTAATATTACCTCCTAATGTTCCTTGTGTTTCCAATAAGAACATTAAAGTACCATTTTCACCACAATATCCTTTTTGATAAGTAACACAAGCATTTTTATTTTTAAACTTATAGAGATTTCTCGCTATAACATTACTCTTGTGATTATATTGTTTATTTACAATAGCAATATCATTTTTTGTATATTGTTTTCTTACATTATCTTCCATAAAAATATCAAATAAATTTGTTGCAGCAAATGTTGGAGCACTTAATGGTGAAGCACCTACTTCTCTTTCTTGCTCATTTCTTTCTAATTTTCCAAAGGTATCTTCATAATTATTTACAATCCAAGTGTCTATAATACTATCAAAATTACCTTTATCAATATTGGTTTTATCATTATATTTTACTAGTGCTAATTTCCAAGTAACTGGAGTCCACATAAATCCTTCATTTTTCTCATCATATGCACTATTTACCTCATACATTCTCTTTAAGAGTGGTACATAAATTAAATCCCTTTGTTTTGGAAAAATGGTATCACCAAAAGCCTGAGCAAATTGTTGTTTACCAACTTCTACTTCCCAATCATTTTCCCAATCAAAATCAAACTCTGTAAATTTCGGATTGGAGCTTGGTAATTGTCCATCTTGTAACATTAATTTAATTTGCTTAATATCTACCACGTCGTGAAGTGAAAATTCCTTAAAGGTATAATCAACACTTTCTTGTTTTGGTTGTACTCTTAAATAATATATTGGAATACCAAACATACATATTATGGAATTAGATGTTTGTTGATATAACTCCAAAGCACAATCTAAATTGGAATATGGATTGAATAATTGTTCTTCTCCACAAAAATTGTGTAAAAAGGTATCACTTGAGTCAATGCAAATATCATAGCAGGTTGTAAACATACCGTGAAGTGAAATCTTATTAAAGATTCCAGGTATGCGAACTCTCAAGTAAAAATCACTTTCAATATTTTTACATATTCTATTATATTCATCATAATTAACCCAACAAGTCCAACAAACTCTATCTCCAGACCAACTAAATTCACATAATTGTGTAATGTCTTGATTTAAATTGTTATAGACTACTACTGGTCCATACACAACAGCTTCACTAAAGGTTAATATATGTTTTAATAAGGTACAACTCATAATACTATTTATATTTGCAATTTATTTTCTTGTATTTTGCCAGAACCTGTTTTTGAATATTCAGCACCCATATCTAGTAAGTATTGTTTAAACTTTAACAACTCCGTGGGTTTTACATTCTTTCTAGCAGTTTTAGATAGTTGATTAATGTCTGCAATTTCTATATGTACATATTCTTTATCACCCCATAACATAAATGATAATGCTGGTTTTGGAGGATACTTAGTTCTTTCCTTTGTATCTTTTAATATACAGTATACACTTTTACCAGAAGCCCCCGAGTATTTACCACAAAGCCATTTCATTCTACCATCAAATTTATAGAATAATTTAGATACCTCTTTTTCTACCATATCTTGATTGATTATTCTCTCCAATTCCTCCTCACTAGCATCATTTAACATAGCTCTCTTTAAAGTGAGTAACCAGTTTTTAGATATTTCTTTTGCTTTATCAATCAATACATCCTCATCATCTAAAAGAGATTCTTTTATATAGTCATTTAGAGTTTTCATATCAATCTAGTCTGCTTTCGTATAAACTTTATTATCTTCAATTTTAACAATCTTAAACACTGTGCCTCCAGCGTACCATCCTTTACCTACTTGAGGTTTCTTTTTCCACTCCTTAGCCCATTCTGTAAAGTGATTATCCAATTTATCATCAACGTAAACCAACCAAGGTTCTCCATTATCGGCTTTAACAGCTTCTAATATATATTCACTTAAATTTTTCATATTTATGTCCAATTTTTAAATCTATACCACTTACCGTCACTATGTTTAATTAATTGCGAGTTTTGTGTATATTGTATATTTTTAAGATTTTTAATATCATTATTCTTACCAAAGTATGTATTTATAACTTCGAGACCTTCCTCAGTAACTGGATTTTCAAATTTGTTTTTATATTTATTCATTGGAGCCTTTCTAGCAATAGCTTTTGAGAAGGAATCTCCAAAGTTAAAATCATTTACAAAATCAATACGCTCAACACCCTTTAATTCAAACATTTTGGAAAAATCATTATAATCTCTATCAGCATGTATTCCTAACGATCTTATATGAAGCTCTTTTATAATTCTACCCTTAAAGTCTAACTTCATCTTTTCTATACCTTTAGTGGCTGAATATATATTTACCCAACATCCATTACAAGTCATTTTTAGTTCTGGGAAGTAATCTAAATTTACTTTAATATTTAAATAACGCACTTGCTCAGGTAATCCTCTAAATGATTTAATACTAATTTTTTTATTAGAATACATTCCTTGAAGTTTAGGTTCTCCAATTGTCACATCAAGATTTTCTTGGCTAGCAAACTTAATATATTTTGGTAATTCATCATAATCTTCGTATGTTAAATACAGACGATATGCCAAATTAATCGGTTCAATTTCTTTTTTTGAATTTATCTTAAAATTACCATTATATATTTTGTGCTCTTTACACCATTCTTCTATAATATTGATCTCTGAGTCTTCTATGGAACGACCGATCAACTCTTCTTCATCATCTAATAGTGATTCTCTTATATATTCATTTAATGCTTTCATATCTATATAATAATAAAAAAGAGAAGATATCTAAAAGACATCTCCTCATAAAATTCATCTAAATATTATTTATAGTTTCTTTTCGTATTCAACTATTTATTCAATCACCCAAAATTCATTAAATCCTTCTTTATACTTTGGGTGTTTTTTAAATTTATATTTTTTTACAAATTTATTAATTTCTTTCTTTCTTTCTTTATCATCCCAATTTGGTATGTTTTTATCATATGTATTTACTGTTAAAAAAACTCTATATTTTGATTCATCCCAATATTTTGATTTTTTTGGAAATGAAAAACTAAAGAGTTCTTTTTTAGGAGTCCACCTCATTCCTTCTTCCGGACAATCTCTAAATATGTAGATAAGCTCAGGATGATTGTATGATAATGATGTATATATAGTACTATCTTTTGGAATATCAATTTGTTTTAAAATAGACCTAAATTCTTTATCCCATTCAAGATTACCTGGTTCACAATTTTTCTCTTTACATATATTATAGAGTTTAATAATAGGATTAGAATCATCAATAGATTTATCTATTAAAACCTCTTCATCGTCTAATATTGATTCATATAGTGTTTTCATATTATATTTTTTTATTATACACATTGTACGATCCCATTTTGTCTAGCGACCAAGTTGATTTCTTAAACCCTCTTTTTCTAATATGAGATAGTGTCTTTTTATATTTATCGTATTCAAAAATGTTTGACACTTGCCCATACTTGCTTAATTTTTTAATTTCAATATCGAATGTTTTTGATTTTATTCTATAGCGAATAATAAATAGATGAATTTCAAAATCTTTATTGCATAATGAAGCACTTGCAATAGAATCTGTATATGTATTTACTATCCAATAATGATCTTTTGGATCTAAATATAATTCATTTTTAATAAACTCATCAAAAACTCCACCACTAATAAATTTTTGAAAATCATCCCTGCTCATTCCTGAATCTATAGCAGCAATCACCGCCGTGAAAGGATCATTAAAAGCATCTTTTGCTCTACCTATCAATTCATCTTCATCGTCTAATATAGATTCTCTTATATAATCATTTAGTGTTTTCATAAGTAATATACTAATGGGTCTTTTTTTGATTTATTTAAATTATATTTTTTAGCTATTGTATGTATCCAATCATTATAATATCTTTCATCTTTAAATCCATAATAAAGGTAATCTTCCATAAAAGGTTCACTAAAAAATATAACCATTTTTTGATCTCCTGGAAGTCCATAAACATCGTCATTTTTAGACCATAAATCCCCATGTCTCAATATTATTAGTGGATCAAAATCACTGTGTTGAATTCGCAACTTAATACCATTAGATTGTGTAATTATTTCAATAGGGCGTTTTGATTTAATTGTTTTAATAAATTTATCAAATAATTTTTCAATTTCCTGCTTATGGTCTATTAAATTAGCTTCATTACTCATTAAATTAGCTAAAGTAATAAATGGATTTTTAGAATCCTTAATAGCATTACCTATTAAAGTATCCTCATCATCTAATATAGATTCATATAAACTTTTCATATTATTTATAATAAAAAAGAAAAGAGGTTCAATTAAGAACCTCTTTAAAATTTTGGCATATTCATACTTGGCATTTTAGGTATTGAAGGATTCATCATTTTATTCATATTTGAGGGATTTGCCATCTTTTTATATGAATTAATATCATACTTATCCATTTCATCCTTTTGTTTCTTATTTTCCTCTTTAACAACCTCATTGAGTGTCTTCATAAACATCTCATATTCCCACATTGGCATTTTATCAATCTCGGAAGGTTGTATGTGAAAGTTCTTAGCCAAGTGAACCTTATTTGTAACTAAATTCTCTATATTGATCATCCATAAACTAATTATAGCCTTTTCAATATATGAATTGTCCATTCTATCATCTTGATCCGAACTTCTTGGCTTTAGTAGCGACGTTAAAGATTGCTTTGATACCGTTCGGAAATTGAACGTTACTTGTGACCTCCGCACCACAATGAGGACAAGTTTGTCTCAATTTTTCACTTGGATTGATAGTGATGTTTCTTACAACATCATTCATAAATGAGAACATATCCACACTCCAAGCTTTATACTCTTTATAAATCTTTTGAATTTGACGATCTAACATTTGAGCATCCTTTGAAGCTTTTGGTAACATCCAAACTAAATAAGTAATAAATGTCTCATCAATTTTACCTCCAGCACGAACCTTTGCAGTAGCCCAATCAATAATTGCTTGATCTTTTCCAATTGTAGGAGTATAGAGTGTAATTACTGGATCATCCAAATCATAATCGCTTGGATCAATCACCCAATTTTCACCATTCCAATAATTTTCAATTAAGTCCTCATCAGGAAATTCATAAAAGAGATTTTCACTACGAAGTGTATACATCAACTCCTCATCACACTCTGAACAAGTATCTTCAAATTCAATTTTTTGTTCTCCGGTTACAAAGGTTAACTCGCGAATCTTTAATGTAAACCAAAAACGATCCCAAGAATTAATATTTTGCCAACTTACACTACTTGTAGGAGTTTGAATTTTTACACAAGTTCTAATAATATCATTAAATACATTATTTACAATATCAGGACGCTCTTCATCAATTGCTGTCCAATTCTTAATAGCTTGTACTGTGGCTGGACGCACGTAGAAAGTCCAATCTTCTGGATAGAATTGAGAACGAATACCCATCTCTTCACGATCAATTGGCATCCAACCCTCACTAATACTTGTAATACTTTGTTCCTCTTCTCTTGCTGCAGAACCTACAATTGAAAGTTTGCGCGACTTATTGAGAAACTCTTGCATTTCTTGACGTTCTTGATCAGTCAATTGTTCCTCCTTTGTCTTTCCATAACGTTCCAATTTTCCTAATGACTTAGGTTGTTCTTCTTGAATTACTCCCATATCTCCAATTTGAGACTCTAGAGTACTGTAATCTTGTGTGTCTTTTTTCATTTTTATAAAACGTTTTATTTTTATGAATAATATATAATAGAGTCTAATTTTTTAAAGGTTTTTATTGAAAAAATATTCAAAATTTATATTATATAGATAATTAAATCAATATAAATGAGTGAATTTAATCCTATTAAACAAGATAAAGATGGAGTAGTAGCGAAAAGAGTTGTGTGGACTACTAAATCTATTGAAGCCGCAATTAAAGGACTTGTAGAGGGTCGAAAGTTAGTGGCTAATCCATTTTATGAATATAATACAAAACTATTAAAAGGAGAGTTGGTATTTAAAAGAACTCAGGAGGAAATTGATGAGTTTAGAAAATGTATGAACAATGTTGTTTACTTTGCTGAAACTCATTGTCAATTGATGACTCCGGAAGGTATTCAACATATTAAACTTCGTGATTACCAAATTAAATATTTGAAGCATTTGGAAAATAATAGGTTGAGTATTTATAGGGCTTGTAGGCAGTGCGCGAAGTGTGTGATTCCTATTGAGTTAGTAAGAATTAAAGTAAAAGACGAGTTATTTGTCGGCAAGTTAAAAAAAGAGGATTGGAATAATTATTATATAAATGATAATATTTATGAATTACCTCTATTTGAAGTTATGAATTTATATAAAACTGGATGGAGATGGTTTGTAAAATACCAACTATATAAATTAATCTACAAAATTAACCAGTATAATGAAAGACGGAAGAAAAAATAGAAAAATACCTAAAGAAAATCAATGGAAAAATCTTGAATTTTATATTAAAAGAAATCCTGATAAAACGTTAGAAGAATGTAAATTAATTTGGCAACAAACTCTATTAAAATCAAAACAATCAAAACGAACTAATATTGAATATTGGAAGACTAAATATCCAAACTACACTGAAGAGCAAATAAATAAAGTTTTTACTCAATATAAAAGAGAAAATTGTTTTCAATGTATAGAATATTGGATTAAAAGAAATCCTGATAAAACGTTAGAAGAATGTCAAGAATTGCTTACCCAAGCAAAACAATCGTATATAAAAAAAAGACCAAATAATCGAGGTAAAAATAATCCGGGTCATAAATCAAAAACTACACTTCAACAAAGAAGAGAACGTTCAGCAAGCTGTATTGAATTCTGGAGAAAAAAATATCCAAACTCTACTGAAGATGAATTGAAAAAATATTTAGAAAATCATTTAATTAAGCTTAAACAATCTCATACTCCAGAAAATACAATAACTCGAATCGAATATTGGCTATCTAGAGGTTATGATGAAGAAAACGCTTATTTAAAAATGAAAGAAGAGCACTATAAAAGATCATTTACTTTAGAAAAATGCATTAAAAAATATGGAGAAGAAAAAGGAATAGAAGTTTTTAATAAAAGACAGGAAAAATGGAAAAAATCCTTATATAAAAATTTTGAAAAATATGGAGATGGAAGAAGTTCTCAAAGTGAATTCGCTCATACTATCATATGTCAAATTTGCGATTATTTAAACCTAAATGTAAATGATTTTACTAAAGAAAAATGGCTTACCGATAAAAGTACAAATAGACATTATTCTTACGATTTTACTTATAATAAAAAAATCATAGAATTTAATGGAGATTATTGGCACGCGAATCCAGATTTATATGACGAAACCTTTTTTAATGTACGTAAAAATATGACCGCTGAAGAAATTTGGTTGTATGATAAACAAAAAATACAATGCGCTAATAAAAACGGATATAAAACCCATATTGTGTGGGAAAATAATTGGAATAACAATAAAGAATTTGAATTACAAAAATGTATTGATTTTTTAACAAATGATTAATTTTTTATTAAATATTATCTATAAAATTGTTGAGTTTTTAGATAAACAAAATGAGCAAGAAGATAAAATAGTATGGTCTCATATACTCAATGGAGTAGAAGTCTATTCAAAATCAGGTTGGGTACCTGCGACATATATTCATGAAACTAAACCATTTATAGTATATAAGATAACTACTAAAAATGGTCTTCATTTAGATTGCGCTGATGATCATTTAGTTTTTGATGAAAATATGAATACTATTTTAGTAAAAGATTTAAAAATAGGAAGTAATATTCAAACAGAATTTGGTTTAGATAAAATAGTAAATATTGAAAAGGTAGATATAAAAATATCAATGTGCGACTTATCAGTATTAGAAGAAGATGAAAGTTATTATACAAATCATATATTATCCCATAATACTACTACTTCAGCTATATTCCTCTTACATTACGCTCTTTTTAATACCGATAAAAACACATTAGTTTTGGGGAATAAACGCAAAACAGCTGTCGAGATATTAGATAAAATTAAGAAGATTTATTTAGAGATTCCTTACTATCTCAAACCGGGTATTTTAAAATGGAATGAAAGTGAAATCGTCTTCGATAATGGATGTAGAGTAATGGCTGAAGCTACTACAATCAACTCAGGTATTTCATTTACCTTTCACTGCGTACTAGCAGACGAGTTCGCTCACGTACCACCAAACATTCTTGATAAGTTCTATAATAACCTATTCCCTACTATTACCGCAGGTAGAGCTCGTTTTATCATTACATCAACCCCACTGGATTATAATTTGTTTTATAGATTATATAAAGCAGCGGAAGCCGGAGAAAACGACTATGCTCCATTTAGTACAGATTGGTGGGAAGTACCTGAGTGGAATCCCGATAAACGTTGTTGGGAGAAGAGAGATGAAGAATGGCATCAACGTCAAATAGCCAACTATGGTAGTGAGGAAGCTTTTAATAAGCAATTTGGTGCTTCATTTGATGTTAATGCAAATACCTTAGTGAAAGTTAAAAAGATTAAAGAAATGAGAGAAAGAGCTGTGGAGTTTATAAATAAAGATATATATGGAGTCTCTCATAGTGAGTTCTTCTCTTGGGATCCCACTTATGATCCTATGGAAGATCTAAAAAAAGACCACATAATTATTACTTGTGACTTAGCTGAGGGTGGTGGAAATGATTATACTGTATTCATTTTTAATAAGTTACAAAAAGATGATACTATGAAAACCATTGGAATGTTTAGATGTAATAGTTTAGGTTTGGATGTAACATCAAAAATATTACAGGAGATATGTTGTAAATGGTGTAATTTTGATAGATTATTAGTAAGTATTGAATTAAATATGTATGGCGAGTTATTCAGTAAAATGTTATTTACAAATAGGGATACATATAATGATTTAGCTAATTTTGATGAAACTTGTTTAGTTAAGTATTATAATAAAGAAGGTAATAAGTTTACATATGGTATTAAATTGAACTCTGGTAACAAATCAATGGGTTGTAAGTTGTTTAAAGAGAAAGTAGAAAAGGATATAGTATCAAACTTATCAACAACATTCTTAATGGAGTTGGAAAACTTTAGTGATAATAAGGGTAATGATACATACCAAGCAACATTTGGACACGATGATGTTGTAATGGCTCAAATGCAAATTGTATTTGTTTTACAAACACCTCAATATAAATTTTTATTAGAAGATTTACAATCTGGATTATCTTCCACCCAAAAAGATTTTTATAATCCTTACCAAGATTTTTATGATCAAAATTCTTATTATAATAATGATATATTTAATGAAGTATATAGTGAAAGTCATATAAGAAGATTAAATAGATTTTAATAAGGTATGGAAGAAAGACAAGAAGAATTAAAGTTACAAAATAAACGTAATGTAGGTAAATATGTAACCTTAAATAAAGGTCAAAAACCTAAAAAGGATTATAGTTTAATTAAAGATATTAGGGAGCAAAAACTTCACAAAGCCAATGTTGAAGTAAGAGATAAGGTTGCTAGAAAATATCTTACAGAGAACTATGATAGAAAAGGTCAATCATCTATCGTTCCAGGTCAATTAGTAATGTTCAATTACTTTAACCCTATTACAAAAGAGGACTTGGAATATTATGATGCAATGCCTTGTACAATATTCTTTGGAATTCACAACACAGAAAAAGGAAAGAGAATTATTGGATTTAATATACACTATTATCCTCCAAAGATTCGTTATCAAGTAATGAATCGTATATTTGAAATCTTTCGTCCTTTTTATATGAAATCATTTAATTCTCCAATTAAATCTACAATGGAGCACTTTGAATACAATTGGTTAATGAAACAATTAGAAGAAGCTAAATTAGACTTTGGTGTACGTCAATACGATCCTTCACTATGTGGAAAGATAATTCCTATTCCTACGGAGGCTTGGGCCAAGGCAGTATTCACAGAAGGACATTTTAAAAAGAGTACAAGAGAAAAAATAATGAAATATTGGAAAGAAAGACTCCAGAAAACATAAAAGTTTTTTGGGGTTTTTTATATATTATAATATGAGTATATTAGATGATGAAAATATTGTAGTAGAAAGTATTAAAAGAGATATCAATAATCCTTTTTTAACGCTAAGTGAATATTTAAAGGATTTTGATATAGAGGGATTTATGGAAGTAGATAAAGAACTTGTAAAAAGAGTTTTATCTCAACTAAACCCTCCAGTACTATACGAGTATAAATTTAATTTTGAGTTTAAGGCAGACTGTATAAAATTAAATCTTTTAAATTCAAATGATAGATTCATATGTAACGTTTTACTCATTAAAAAATTTTTTCATTGGACTGACGAAAGTATCTGGTTATATTTCGCTCTTAATATAAATTCTAATTTACGATTATTTGATAGAGATGATATTACTTTTCAAAATTTTATAAAAAGACTCGACACCACATATAATTTTAGAGAAGGTAATTTAAAATTTAAACAATAATGAATAAACTTTATAAATCCATATTAGATGATGAAGATGCTTTAATAGGTGATGCTATTAAGGAATCTAAAAATCCATTCCTTACTATTAAAAATAACTATATTAAAAGAGGTAATAAATTTAGCATAGAAGATTTAGAAGTATTAGATAAAAAGGTATTTACATATAAATATTCAAAGTATAAATATAAAAAATATGTAAATTTTAAAAAAGAGTATGATGAAGGAAACCATATAATAAAACCTAAATATAAATGGAGATATACAGACTCTTACATAAATTTATTGGATTCCAATGATATAGACTTACTATTTATATTCTTTACAGATGCTGGTACATTAAATATTTATATTGAAAACTGTAACAATGATTGGATTGATTTTCGATCACATATAATTGATAAATATAATTTAACTCTAGACGTGCATAATTATTATATAATATAAATTATCATTTAATAAAAGATCTCTTGTTAGATCAAAGAAAAACTATATTTAAACAAAAGTTATAATATGGCTCTAAAATTTACAAAAGAAGATATTGAAAATTTTACATTAGAAGTATGTAATAAATGTCATTGCAAAGATTCCTGCTATCAAATGAATCTCAGGAAGGAAGCTTGTGGTAAATTCTTTAATTGGAAAATAGGTTATACCAGTTTTGTTATAGAAAATTGTAGGAAAAATTCAGATTCTCTAAATAAATCATAAACATTCCTTATATTTATATATAAACTTTTAAATATTACAAGAAATGAAAAATTTAGTATGTTTCGATGTTGAAACAACAGGACTAAGTCAAAAAGAAGATTTTATCATTCAACTTTCAATGGTTAAGTTGGATGAGCATTTACAAGAAATAGATTCTCGAAATTGGTATATTAAACCTGTACATAATTACGAGATGAAACCTACAGCTATTGAAAAACACGGTATCACCAAGGAATTTTTGGAGAGTAATGGTGTAAATTTAAAGGATATTGCTGGTGAAATTATTGAGTTCTTCGATAATTGCGACATTCTCACATATAATGGTAATTCTTTTGATGTAGGATTTTTATATAAAGATCTCAAATTGGTGGGGGTAGACTTCGATTTTTCCGATAGAACTTTTTATGATGCTTTTGTGCTTTACAAACAACTCTATCCAAGTACTTTGGAAGCTGTATATAAAAGATATACTGGAAAGGAGTTGGATAATGCTCACAATGCTTTAAATGATGTTCGAGCTACAATTGAAGTATTTAAGCATTTGAAACAAGATGCTCAAAAGGTTGGTGTTGAAGATTTGAGTACAGGATTGATTTCACCAGAAAATTCTATAAAGAGTGTGGTAATAGATGGTAAAGAAAGTATTGTATTTTCTTTTGGTAAATATAAGGATGATGAATTTTTAAGTGTTTATAAAAAAGATCCTTCATATATTAAATGGTTTTTATCTAATGTAGCTAGTGAATACACATTTAATATATTGAAAAAGTATTGCGAGAAAAACAAAACAACGGAGAAATCACAGTAAAATTTCAATAACATGAAAACAATTTATAAATACACAATTAGTAATACACCAGATGTTATTTCTGGAGAAAATCTTGAATCTAAAATTTACGTACCTGTAGATTCTAAAATTCTATGTTGTAAGGTTCAAAATGGTACAGATGTATGTGTTTGGGTAGAACTTGATGGAGCTGATTGGGATGATGCCAAAATACCAATACAACGAATAACAATTAAGTTATTTGGAACTGGCTGGAATATGGATTGTCTTAAAGATAACGAATACGAATATCTGGATTCAATATATATTGGAAAAGATGGATTGTTCGTTTATCATGTTTATGCGATTTATGAATAATTGAAAAATAACGTTTAACTTTTTAATTTTAATTTTTAATGGCAAAGAAAAAACAAGATTCTAAACAAGAGAATCAACAAGAGGTTCAAAAACCTCAACGCGAACAACGAACTGTGTGGGTTCTTGACACACAAGCAAGTCCAAAATCAACATTGGATTATGAATGGCCTAAGTTCAAGAGTGACAAGGAGCGTATTAAATACATGTCACAACACTACAAGGACTATGCTATTACAGAGGTATTCAAAATGGAGTCTGGTGTAACTTGTAATGTACGTAATGTAGCTCAAGTAAATACAACACCTCGTGATCTTTACACTGGTCAAATTGTTCCAATGCAAATCTCCCATATTTCTAAAAATGGTGTAATGTTTGATAACATTGGTACTAAGCAAAACATTCAATCCAGTGTAAATCTCTGGAAGTATGAGAAGTTTCGTCACTTCCTTCCTACAGATGACATCAATGTAAAGGTAATCTCTGTAACTAAAGATCGTGTACAAGTGGATCCTTTGGCTCCAATGTATGAGTCTTGGTTGAATGGAATTCTTCAAGATGTTGATGTCCAAAAGAACATTAATGAACCAAAAGCAGTTCTTGTAAAAAATCTTCGATTGACTCGAGGTGGATTTATGGGTAAGGCTGTTATTCCAAATGTTAGTGAGTTTGTAGGTGCGGAGTATACAGTAGATGCATTCATTCCAGGTTCTCAAATTGTTCTTAATATTGAGAATGACTTTACCAAATGGGAGGGAAAAGAGGTTTATGCGTTTGTAACCAATTACATCAATAAACCAAATGACCCAAGTCAAATGTCACTCATTTGTTCAGCTAAGGAGTATTTGAAGTTCCACGGTGATCTTAATATGGTTAAACTCTTTAAGGCTTGCTGTGAGAATAATGAAATTTGGCAACATCACGTCAATCACACCTTTAATGGTAGGGTAACAGGTATTATTAACTCAAGTAAAAAGTGTGGTGTATTTGTAGAGATTCCTGAGTTGTTGATCACTGGAATGATTCCAATGAAACCTGAGGAGTTGGTAAAATACAAACCACAAATGGAAGTAGGAGTAAAACTTGTTGATTTTGAAGAGGATACATATTTTGATTCAGTTGTACAACAATTGCGTCACAATGAACCTTACAAGATTGAGGATGGTGTTTTGCGAGAGGTTAATGTAAAACCTGTACTTGCATTGGCTTAAGTATTAAAAGTACATAAAAAGAAAAAGAGAAGCCCTCGAGCTTCTCTTTTTTATTATAAATAAAGTGTAAATGTTTCTACTTTATCACCAGGAAATGATTCTGCAGTAAAATCAAATTTTTTTCGTAAAATGTTTGATATTATTTTATATTCTTTAAATTTGTAATAATCATTACTATAAAAATAAATTCTTATATATTTATCTTCGAACGATATGTAAAAAAACACAGGATATTTAAGTACATAACTAGGTCTTGCTATAACTTGTAATCTATTACTTTTAAACATACCAAAATCTCTCCCATAGTCAGGTTTTAACTTATCAAGTTTTAAATCCTTAAATATAGAATTCATTAAGTAATATAATTCATCATCAGGAATATTTTGTAATTTTTTGTTATAATTTAACCAAGTAGAGAGAATAGTAATAAATGGATTTTTAAAGTCATCATTAAGTCTACCTATCAACTCTTCTTCATCATCTAAAATAGATTCTCTTATATAATCATTTAGTGTTTTCATATTGTCTCCATTATATTTTTTAATTTTTCATACATACCCCAAAGTACTTGAGGAACTAACTCTTTAAATCTATCTTCGTGACCTGCTTTGAGAGCTTCTCTAACTGCTGTTGCTGATACATCATCATCATTTCTCTTAATCTCCACTAATTCGGTGTCTGGAGCATATTTAGCGACCATTCTACTATAAGATTGCACTCTATCTGTACCACAAGTCCAAGTAGCTGCTGTTAATCCTAGGGCTCCTAATTCTTCACCTATCTTAACAATATCAGCGTTCTTAACTAATATTATATCTTCAATCTCCTCATAATTCTTAACCAACTTTTTATAATATGGTAAAATAATTTTGGTGAGAAATGGATGTCTATCATCAACTTTTGTAGTCTCAACCATACAAATCACAGTTTTAAGACCACGATTTTTATAAACATTTTGAATACACTTTAAGTGTCCATTTGTAAAAGGTTGAAATCTACCTACTAATATATTTACTTTAGTTCTCTTAAGAGACTCATTTATAAATTGTGTAATTGTTTTCATATATTTTAACTTAATTCTACAAATTCAAAATCAATATTATTAAACTTAAATGTAACTTCAAATGTATTAGATTCTCTATCTACTTTTGAATACGTGAAATCTAATCCTTCAATACCATCAATAAAAACATCCATTAATTTAATACGTGAGGTGATTTTTCCAGTCTCATCTAAAATATCAATTAAAAATACCTCTTCTTGTTTATTATTCAATGGTTTTAAATACTTATAAAATATCGTCTCATACATCATAAAATAATTATAGAGACCTTGATTTAATCTAAAAGTAACCTTAAACTCTTTATTAATTCTTGATAAAGGGTTAGAAGACTCCAAATAAGTAATTTCATGAATTGGCTCAACATTGATTTTCCCTAATCCCTTACTTGTTCTTTTTATACTATTACTCTCACGTTGTTGTTGAGAGAGTACCAAATCATTCATACCAGGTATATTTATAGATTGAATACTCTCGTTTAAATAGTCAATAGGTTTTTGAATAACTCCAGCGTTACTATTTAATATATTATAATATTTACCCTCAATTTCCTTTGGAAGAAAATCTAAAGGTAAAATAAATTTAAATAAATCAAATCTAGGGCTTAATGATAGCATATCTTATATATCTTATTTTTCTAAATAATACCAACCTTGAAATTTATCAGCTGGTACATCAATATGTTCAAAATCATATTTTTTAATAAAACTCTTTATAAATTTAAGAGCATTAGGGCCAAATTTTTCTTTTGAATTAGATATAGTATTATCAACTAGTAAACAGCAAGCATTTTTTGGTAATATAGGTGTTTGACAACTAAATGAAATTTCAAATAAAGTAGTTGAAGTACTCTCTATAATTATTCTTATAAAGTTCTTTCCAACAAAATACCTCACTCCATTTGGTAGAGGAAATTTAGACATAATTCCCTCAGCATATCTTTCCCAAGCTCTATAACTATTTTTCAACTCATCATATTTAATCTTTAATACTCGAAATGGATTTTGAGTATCCTTGATTGAGTTTCCAATCAAAGTATCTTCGTCATCTAATATGGATTCGTATAATGTTTTCATTATATTAGTATTTTATTGTAAATAGTAAATATTTTTTGAAGCGTGTTTCAAATTATACTTTTTAGCCCAAGATTTCATATAATATTTCATTTTCTTTTGACCCCATTCTCCATATTCTGAAAATTCTATAAATAATTTACAATCATATGAAATTCCATTATATGAAAATTCATCATCTAATGTAATATAACATAATGATATATTATGATCATCATGTATACAAAACAATTTTTTATCTATTATATTAATCTCGAACGCAGTCAATTCAGAATTAAGAGGTAACTCAAGTGGTTTTAAAATATTTGAAATATCTTTTTGTTTTCCAAAAGGGATTTTTTTACCATTTGATATATAATAATTATATAATACTATAAAAGGATTTTGTGAGTCCTTAATAGAGTTGCCTATTAAAACATCTTCGTCATCTAATATGGATTCATATAATGTTTTCATAATTTAAATACTCGCACAATTTTATTATTGTTGCCTTTTGTTGTTTTAGCACCAAACTGTTTATTAATTTTATTTTCAATAGATTCATATTCATTTTGAGTTAAATCATAAACTTTCAGTTTATCCTTATCTGAATAATCATCTCTATCATAATCATTCATAAATTCTATTTTAGCTTCGTTTGCATTGATCTTATTAATAAACAAAAATGGCAATGTTCCCTCAAACCAATAATATAAATCATCTCCGCTTGATTCCCAATGACAATATTTTTGATCTCCAGCTATATAAATTTCATTATCATTCAACCATTTGCAGCATTCTGTAAATTTATCTCTCTTAATGAATTTTTTAATAGTATCACACCATTGAGCTAATTCAACAGCCTGTCCGATCAATACATCTTCATCATCTAATATAGATTCTCTTATATAATCATTTAATGTTTTCATATTATTGATAAATGTAAATTTCTCCTACTCTATAAGGACTTTTTTTAGTTTTTAATTTATATTTTTTACACAATTTACTTGGTATTGCACTCCAAGCTTGTTTTGATTTAATGTTGTTTTCGTTGTGAATATTGATCGTTGAGATTGAATTTATTGTCATTATAAAGCAACCTACACCATTAATTGAATTATCTTTATAGTATATAAATGAAATATCCGGAATTCTAATTTGTTGATATTTATTAAATATACCTACCGTTCTTTCTTCATCAATCCAAGTGATTGGTTTAATTTCAACGTCACTCTTATCCTTAAAGACACTCATTATATCTTTTTGAAACCCTTCACTTCTAAACACCTCTAACAAATCCTTTTGCTTACAATTTGGATTACTAATGAGTTCTTGAAGAGTATGGAACCAGCTCTCTGATAAATTCTTTGCTCTACCAATCAACTCTTCTTCATCATCTAATATGGATTCATATAATTTTTTCATAATTTATATTAAAGTTTTTTCCTCATTTTTATATCTTTATATATAATAATATACACAAATCAACTTTTATAGAATATGACATTAAATGGTACATTAGAAGTTAGCGACGTCCAACAGGAATTTGATAAGTTGCAGTCTTGGGAAAAGAAACAATTTATTGCACAAAACATCGATCACTTTGGTGTTTTTGATACGTGTGATTTAATAAATAGTTTTAATATTGATACTTGGGACTTACTTCAACATTTCTCTACAGGAGATATATGCGAATACTTTAATTATAATGAATTATTAAGAGAGATTGGTAAGGATGAAATAATTCAATATTTATTATGTTGGAGCACTCTTTCAAATGAGGATATTGAAGAGATTTTAGAAGATAAGTTGTATAATAGTTCAAAAACTAATCTTATAAAACTTGAAACCATTTTGAGTAAAATTATTGAAAAACTTCGCAAAGAAAATATAAAATAAACTATAGGATATGAATCCGTTAAATATAAATACAAAAATAGAAGCAGTTACGGAGTTGAAAGTAGGTAATGTGCCAATCAATAATGTTCTTACTGAAGCAAAAACCTTAGCTCATCAAGTTTTAGAGGAGATAAGTATATTTAAACAAATGCATAATTTTGAAGATATGGATTTTCAATTCGAAGCAGATTGTTGCAAATTTTTAGAAATGATAGGAGACTAATAAAATAATATGGAAAAATTTAAACAAGTAATTGTAATTCCAGATGTTCATGGAAGAACTTTTTGGAAGGAAGCCATTAAGGGTAAAGAAGATCAACAAATTATCTTTTTAGGAGATTATGTAGATCCATACCCACATGAGGAGATTAGTGAAATTCAAACATTAGAAAATCTCCAAGAAATTATTCACTTTAAGATGGCTCATCCAGATAATGTAATTCTTTTAATTGGTAATCACGATTGCTCCTATATGTACTCACCGAGTGTATGTAATTGTCGCTACTCATATAAATATGCAAAGGATTTTCAAAGGTTATTTAGCGATAATAAATATTTATTTCAAATGGCTTATGAATGTGAAGTAAATGGTAAAGTGTATGAGTTTAGTCACGCGGGAATATCAAATCGATGGATTGATCGCATCAAAGATTTATCCATTGTAGGTAAGTACGCAGAAGAAACTAATGTAGAATATATCAATCGCTTATATAATGATCACCAAGATGTATTAGTTGAATTTTTAAAGGATTGTGGTTGGTATCGCGGAGGTAGTTATACTTCAGGATCTTGCGTATGGAGTGATGTAAGAGAATGGCTTCGTAAATATGAACCGAATACAAGCAAGAATATTCAAGTATTTGGACACACTCAACTAGAGAAGGATCCATATATTATTCCTAATAAAATTTTGTGTTTGGATTGTAGAAAAGAATATATTTTGGAGTAAATTATATGATACTTGATGATGAAGATATTTTAATACAAGCTGCTATAGATTCAGCTTGTTACAAAATGGTTGATTTAGGTTTATCAGTTAAATGGGCTAATAAGAACGTCGGAGCTTCTCACCCTGAAGATGCTGGATTGTATTTTCAATGGGGTGATACTATAGGGTATACGGCAGATCAAGTAGGTAAAGATAAAACATTTAATTGGGAATCTTATTTCGATACTACAGATAGAGGGGATACTTTTAATATATACAATAATAATGGAGGTTTAACAGTACTATTATCTGCAGACGATGCTGCAACAGTTCATATGGGATCTCAATACAGAATGCCAACAGTAGATGAAATAAGAGAACTTATGAATAATACAAAACAGACATTTATCGATTTAAATGATAATGGGTATAGTAAAATTCAAGCCAAAAATGGGGCTATCAAATCTGGAAAGTTAAAAGGAGTAAGATTTACAGGTTCAAATGGTAATAGTATTTTTATACCAGCAGCAGGTTATTGTGCTGATCCTTGTATGAATAGTATTGGAGTATCTGGTACATTATGGTCTTCTAGTTTGAGTGGTAGTTACAACGGTTGTGCTAGAAGTTTGAATTTCTATTATGATGCGGATGTTTATGATATTAGTGATAGGCGCAATTATGGGGCATGTGTTCGTGGTGTAGAATAATTTTAGGTAAAATTTCAAAAAACATAAAAGTTTTTTCTTCTTTTTTGTATATAAATAAGTAACGCATAAATTTAAACATAATGAATTACAAGAATTTAACAGAACTCGAAAAGAATCAATTAGTTAAACAGTACGAAAACTTGATCGTGAAGATCACAAATCAATTTGCGAAAAGTGTAAAGTGTCCTTGGGAGGATTTACAATCATATGCTTATGAAGGTTTTGCTTTAGCAATTCAAAAGTATGATGATCAACGTTCTACAATGACATTTACACAATATGCTGCATATTATATGCGAAATAACATTTTGAATTCACTTAATAACGAATTGCGTACCGTTAAGTTGGATGCATATGCTCAAAAGAAGGTGGAGCAAGGTGGAGGACAATCTTTTAATACCATTTCAATTGATAATTGTAATGATGAAGAAGGAGTACAAACTCACAAGATTTTGATGAGTATTGCAATAGAGGATAAATTTTCTAATGGGGATGTGTTTGATTATTTATATTCGCGTTTGGAGGATGAGTTCTCCTATCGAGATTGTGAAATCTTTTATAAAACCTTTGGATTAAAAGAGTTTGATGTTGAGAAAGGTATGGATATCGCAAAACAATATGATATCTCTGCCGGACTGGTGTCACAAAAGGTCTCCAAAATTATTAAATGGATTCGCAAGGATAATGAATTATGTGAACAATTAAGTGAATTACTTAAGTTTTGATAATTTTTTAATATATTTAATATATGATAATTAGAAAGAAGTTTAATGTAGAAAGTGCTCACATTGTACGTAATTGCACTTCAGAGAGATGCTCTCACTCAATTCACGGCCACTCTGCTGTGATTGAAGTATTTTTGGAAAGTAATTTTTTGGATAATGCGCAAATGGTTTATGATTTTGGACTAATGAAGTCTACTATTAAACAATTTGTTGATTCTATGGATCATTGCTATCTATTGTGTTCTCAGGATAGTGAGGAGTTTAAGAGTTTTATTAAGTCTACCTGTGATCGTTGGATTGAACTTCCATTTAATCCTTCAGCAGAGATGTTGAGTATGTTTGTATTTTCAGGAGTTCAAAAGATTTTGAATAATACATATAAAAATAATGGGGAGGATTATATTCAAACACACGCTGTTCGTTATCACGAAACAACTACAGGTTATGCTGAGTGTAATGCTATGGATGTTGCTAGATTTCAAAATATTATTGATTTTGATTCTATCATATATTCAGAAGGTGTAATGAAAGATTGGGGTAGTGATTTGAAATCTATCTTTGAGGGAGATGTAGTTACTAATCCTCTTATTAAACAACAAATAAAGTTAAATACAATTCTTTAATATGTTACCAGTAGTAGAAATTTTTACAAGTATTCAAGGTGAAGGTAAATTCACAGGAGTTCCTTCAATCTTTGTGAGAGTAAGTGGTTGTAATTTGAGATGTGTGTTTAAAGACTCAGTATGTGATACTCCTTATACTTCATTTAATCCAGAGCATAGTTTATATAAATCAATGGATGAATTGGTAAAAGCATTTAAGGAAGAGCAAGAAAGATATCCACGAGTTAAACACGTAGTAGTTACAGGTGGTGAACCATTAATGTATAAGAGGGATTTGGAAGAGTTTTTAGCTCGTGTGTATGATGATACAATGATGATCACTATTGAAACAAACGGTACTAAACCAATTTTGAATCCATTGAATGGTAAGTTTAGAATTGAGTTATATAGTGTGAGTCCAAAATTGAGTACCTCAGTAGGTAAACCAGGTAAGTATAATGGTGTAGAAGTAACACAAGGAATGATTGAACGTCACAATTGTGAGAGACTTAATTATCAAAACTTGGTGGATATTGCAACAAGTGCGAACTATCAATTTAAGTTTGTATATAGTGGTCCAGAGTGTGTTGAAGAGATTAAGAATATTTATAGAGAGATGGGAAAGATTGTTTGTAATCAAGATGATCAATTCTATAATTTCTATATGAAACATCACCCAATGAAACACACAATGCTTATGCCAGAGGGCATTAAAGTAGATCAATTGGATCAAAAAACAAAGGAAATGGCTCAAGTATGTTTAGAAAATGGTTGGCAATTTACAGATCGTTTACACATTCGTATTTGGGGTGATATGAGAGGAGTGTAAGTTATGAAAAGTGTATTTTTATTAGAACAAAAGATTTTTAATGGCACTATATTAATAGCCACTATTAATACCGGATTTAGTACTAAAGAATTAGCAGAAAAGGCATTACAATCTACAAAAAAAGCCAATGAAGATGGTGAGTTTATTAATACATATAATATAAACGAAATCCAAATTTATGAGGAAGAACAAGAAATACCAATAATGAATAAATAAAATCTGCGATGAAAACTAGACTTTTAAAGAAGCTTAGAAAAACAGCAAAGAATAAATTCTTTCCAGTTTTACTTGAAACCGGAATAGTTATTTCGACATATAATGAAACCGGATATAATAGATTGAATTTAACATACAGTATTGCTGGTAGTCCATATGCTTGGGTTAATCAATTTTCGCCTTGTTGGGTATTTGACACACAAAAGTCTATTCAAAAAATGTTAGATCGTGTTCGCCGAGATTTTATCATTGAATATATTAAAGCTGAAAAGGAAAAAAGGAGATTAAATAACGAATTCAATAAAATACAATAATTATGAAGAAAGAACAATATCCACTATATGTGGTAAATGAAGAGAAGAAAGCAATTTCTTGCAAAATTAAAACTAAAGGAGAATTTTTTATAGGTGTAGCGAAATGCTGCGACGAGGATACATTTGATATTCAACGAGGTAAAGACATCGCATATAATCGTTGTCGATTGGAGATTAATAAATATGTCCTCAATCAAGACATTGTTGTAAGGGACACCATTCAAGACATTATTCGTCAATACGATGGCATGGGGCTTTCAAAACAATGTAATAAGGCTTGGTATGATTATTTAGAGGATATCAAACGCCGTATTAAAGTACGTAAAGCTATTATCTACCATACTGAACAAAAAATTAAAGAACTTTTGTAATTTATATATAGCAATATCTCCATTGGATGTTGAGTATATGGTAGATAACGAATTAAAAAGTCCATCAAGAAATACAATATCAAAGTTACTGAATTGACCAGTGGCGTAGAAGATGGAATTAAACAAATATATCGAACACAATGATTAAAAGAGAATTGAAAAACGTAAAAGTGGATGATTTAATCCCATATGAAGCCAACCCACGTAGAAATAACAAATCTGCAAAAATCGTAGCAAAATCAATTGAAGCGTATGGATATATAAATCCAATTCTAGTGACAGATAAAAATATCATCCTCGCTGGACATACTCGTCTTAAAGCACTTAAACTTTTAGGTATCGAAGAGGTGGAAGTTTTAGTTATTTCTGGTTTGAGTGATGAACAAATCCACGGTTTTGTAATTGCGGATAACAGGGTAGGAGAATATTCTAGATGGAATTATGCGGCAGTTGATCGCATGATGGCTGGTGTTTCAAAAGATGATAAATTACTAAAAGAGCTTGGTATGAGTTCGTTTGTTGATAATAAAAAAGATTTGGAGGATTTGATTAATGGAAACTAATAATGAACATAAATTAGTATATGGTTTAGGTGGAGGCTTAGTTTATTCTTGTGGTAGTAAAGGTAAATGGAAACAAGTTCTACCAAAACTCTTGGCTTCGATCGATAATTGTGTATTGATTTCGACAGTTGATATGCCAAAAATCGCGGCTCAATTTATTGAACAATGTGTTGGTGCAGATCGTTTATATATAGACTCTGGTGGTTTTACATTATATAAACAACAAAACAAACTAGGTGCAGATAATCCAGAGTTCCATAAGGAATGTGAAAGAATGAAAAATAAATTTCTCAACCTTCTTAAAAGCACTAAATGTTGTGAATGTTTCGAGCTCGATAATGAATATTTCCGTCACGATGAAGATCTAATGTCACCAAAAAATTATTGCCGCGAGGAAGTAAAAGCAATTACCGGGTTCTATCCTACACCAGTATTCAAAATGCATCAAGGTTTCGAATATTGGAAGCGCCTCTGTGAGAGTGATATGTATGATAAACTGGCGATTGGTGGTTTAGCTATGACAAAAGATTGGGGTAAGTATAGTGATGAATTCCGTAAAATGATGAACTATGCTCGTGATTGTGGTAAAAAGGTCCATTTGCTTGGATGCCAAAATGTGGATACTTTTAAAACGGTTAAACCAGATACCATCGATTACTCTATATTTCAATACGCCATCAACTTAGCTCATGCGAAAAAGGAACATCCTGAATTGGAAACTTATGAGGACTTGAAAATTCATGCAGTTTTGTATGCATTTGCCCGAGCAAAATCGCGTAGTTTCTTATATGATCATTTTATAGAGGGTGAAGATGACGAATTAGAAATAATTAATGAAAATTATAAAGAAATATAATAAATTATATATTTTATATTAAATTTAAACTGTAAAGAATATGAATAATGAAATTAAAGTAAAAGATTTAAAGAGAGAGTATGATAGTACGTTTGCTCCATCTCAAGAGTATTTAGATTCAATGCCTGATCTTCAAAATAGTGACTTTGTAGGTATTCCAATTGATTTTGTGGGTATTCATAACTTCCACTTACCAATCCGTATCAAAGAAAAGAGCGGAGATACCCAAGAAGTGATGGCTAGTATTACAGGTACAGTGTCTTTGGATGCTTCTAATCGAGGAATTAATATGTCCCGTATTATTCGTACATTCTATAAATCAAAAGATGATATTTTTGATATTAATAAATTGGAGGAGGTATTGAGAAACTATCAAAAGGATTTGAAGACGTTTGATGCTCACCTTCTTATGAATTTTAAATATCGTATTTGGCAAGACGCTCTTCGTAGTGTTAAAGAAGATGGTACTCCAGAAGGTGGTTGGCAATATTATAATATTACATTTGATTGCAATTTAGATCATAATGGAGAATTTAAAAAGATTATGTGGATGGATTACGTTTATAGTTCGGCTTGCCCTTGTAGTACAGCTCTTTCTGAACACGCTGCTTTAACTCGAGGTGTATATGGTATTCCTCACTCACAACGTTCTATTGCAAGAATTGGCATAGAATTTGATGAGTTGCTTTGGATCGAGGATATATTAGATATGTGTAATCGAGCTCTTACAACTGAAACATTAGTATTCTGTAAGAGACAAGATGAACAAAGTTTTGCCGAGAAAAATGGAGCTCAACCTAAATTTGTAGAAGATGCTATACGATATATGGCTAATGAATTGAATACTGATCAACGAGTATTAGATTATAAAGTAATTTGTTCTCACCAGGAAAGTTTACATAGTCATGAGGCGGTCGCTGTTATTACAAAGGGGTTAAAAAATTCAGTATTCAATCATCACGTAACTCTTGGAGAGTGGCATAGTATGAAGGTATAGTATTGTAAACGAAGACTTTATAAATTCAATAATAATATTTAAAAAATGCAATGTATTCTTTTATTATATAAACATAAAGATACATTGCATTTACTTATGAATATTATGAATAGTAGAAATTATAAATATCATTACTTTTATCGGATAATTAATAAAAATACAAATCAATATTATTTCGGAATACATAGCACAAATAATCTCAATGATAATTATATGGGCTCAGGAACGTTCCTGAAAAAAGAATATAGAGAACATGGTAAAGAGAATTTTATAAAAGAAATTTTAAAATTTTTCGACGATAGAAAAACTCTATTGGAATATGAAAAAAAGATAGTTAATGAAGATATTTTATCAGATCCCCTATGTTTAAATATAGCGAAGGGTGGCGTAACTTCTTCAGAGGAACATTTTACCACAGGATTAGTGACTGTGCGTGATATTCATGGAAATTGTTTTGATGTGAAAAAAAACGATCCACGATACTTATCCGGAGAATTACAATCTGTGAATAAGAATATGGTAACAGTGCGGGATAAATTTGGTAAAACATTTAAAGTTAGTATAGATGATCCCCGATATACATCAGGTGAATTAATTATAATATCAAAAGGTAATAAAGGAATAACTGGAAGGATTGCTGTATCTAAAGCTGGTCAAAATAAATTCATATTGAAAGAAGAGTTAAATGAGTATATTTCGAACGGGTGGGTTCGCAATTCAATTCAAAAAGGCAGAATAAGTCCAACTAAAAATAAAGTGTGGATATATAAAGATAATGTAATGAAATGTGTAGATAAAAATAACGTGTCTAAATATATAAATGATGGTTGGAAAAAAGGTCGTTTAGTCAATGCATTAAAAGGTCAAATAGGAATAATGAAGGATGGTGTATCAAAATATATAAAACGCGATGAATTAAATCAATATATTTCAGATGGGTGGAGACTGGGAATGAAAACACGAAATAAAGGGAAAATCACAGTATATGATGATTCCGGTAAAATATTTCACATAACAAAAGATGATTCGCGGTGGATAAATAAGGAAGTTAAATTAATACAATTTAAAAACGGATCACCAGCAAAAGGACTAATATATATAAATAAAAATAATAATATTAAAAGGGTGAAACCTGACGTATTACAAGAATATTTAAATAATGGCTGGAGTAAAGGGATGAAATCCAAAAATTAAATATCATCATGTAACTCTTGGAGAGTGGCAGAGTATGATGGTATAAAGTTTTTATATAATATTTCACAATCAAAAGAGATTTCTTTTAAAGAAGTCTCTTTTGTTCTTTATTTTTATATAAAAATATGTTTATATGAATCCAATCGGAACATTAATAGAATATTTGGTTAATCCAGATAATATGTTTTACCCTTACGGATATTTAGTATGCAATGGAAATAGTATTTTTGAAGATGACTATCCAGAATTATTTTATCACTTAAATAATGATCCTAATGTATATGAAGTATCATTACCAAATATTGATATAAAGAAGGTAGGAAATTTTGAAATTCACACTCTTATTAAAGCGTTTGATGAGAGTAGTAGTGATGACCTTCAAATAGGTGATGGAGAATTTATTATTTCACAATGAGAAAAATTAACAATATCATTATAGCTTCTTCTCCGTATAGTACAATAGAGGAAACCCGTCAATACGACTTAAGTTGCAATTGCAGTAATATATTAGGTCACTATTTCATTGACGATGAAGGAAATATTTTAGATTGTTTGGATCACTCTATTGCTTTGCGATATGAAGATAAGTTATTCGAAAAATCCATATTTATAAGAATATATATAAAAGACAGAGAGTCTGGGTCTATATTTGGTAATTTAAAAGAAAATCAAATTAGATCCACATACGCTCTCTTATATACATTATATACAAAATATGGTAATTTAACCATATATAATGGCTCATTATTAGGTGAGCAATACGATACAAAAATGTACTTTAATCTCTGCTTTAATAATTTAGAGATTTTATTCAAAATGTGTGACAACTCCACAAAGAAGTTTAGAGAGATTAAAGAAGATATTAGATTGACCAGAGAAGAGGCACAAGACGCAATTGACAAAGGATTATTTAAATGCAAAGAAGATATTTTAAAGTCTAAATACTACAATTTATATAATGTAGGTATTAAGAGATATAAGAATATTATTAATACACACATAAATAATCCAAAAGAACTAATAGAGATACGTCCAGAAAAACACTTATTTATTCACAATGAATATATACATATTAGCGTTTATGAAGATATAATTAAACGTTGTAATCAATGTAATATAGAACCTTGGTTGATGTTTGAAACTCTATATAGAGAAACATCATATATAAAAGGAAATAATGGCGTATTGAGTGATAAAATATTGGTGTATAAAAATGGTAAAAAATATATGCCAATTATAAATGCTTTTAAGTGTTGGTCTCTCATCAAAGAAACGTACCCTTCTAGTAAAACTATAAATATGATTAAAAATTTACAAGATAAACAAAATCTCACCAAAGAGGAGTTAATAGACTTTTTAACAGCTTATATGTTATTGAGTAAAGAAACTAGAACAATAAAGGATTACGACTCCAATAAAATAATGGAGTTAATATATGAAAAGATAATAAATGGTATATACATTTGTGGGGAGAATTATGTAAATAATGGACACCAAATAAATATGAGGAATCTTTTTTATTTCTTTTTCGGAATAAATTTAAAACATCCTTTAGAATTAAACAATTACTAATGACAATAAAGAGAATTTTTGAAGTTACTAAAAACTATATGACTAGACATTTCTTTAAGAATACTAATTATACAAAGCCGTTCTTATTAGATATGTCTAGTATGAAGTTATCTAAAATAGATTCAAGTATTGATGACGAGTATATAGAAAGTATATTATTTTGTGACTTTCATGAAACCAAATCTATTGCTTACGGAGAAGCTAAACGATTTAAAAATAATCCAGAATTGTTAATCACTGATCATAATATACCAGCTAAAAATTTCAAGTTTTGGTATGGTGTAAAAAATAATAAATTGGTAGTCAACGAGTTATATAATTTTGAAGACGAGGATGTGGTTATTCCTGTAAGAAATTTAAAGAGTATTATCGATAAACCCTTTTACGAACTCAAAGTAATTAAAGGAGTATTGAAATTATTTAATGGGGAACAATATATAGATTTACCATATGAACAAACGCACAATAATATAGGTAAGTGTGCATTAATATCCAAAGAAGGATATTCAATGTTTGTTTATGGTATAAATTATAATCACAAAGAAGAAATAAATAAAATAAATGAATTTCTAAAAGATCATCCATCATACCCTATATTAGTGGATAATGGTAGATATATGTTTTACTTTATTGGAGAAGACACCACCAAGGAAGCTTTTCTATGTGGAGGTTTCGCTAACATTGATGATATGTTCGTAGTAGGTTCAATAAAGTAGAATTATGAAAATAGTAGGATATATATTACCCAATAGTCAATTACCTAACCCTTTTTTATTAACTCATATAAATTTTTCTTTTGGTGAGATTTATATGAAGAATAATGTTTATCAAAAAATTGGTATACATGGAGGATGTAGTGAGTTAAAAAGAGTAGTAGATTTAAAGAATGAAAACCCAAACCTCAAAGTATTGCTTTCAATTACAAGTTTAGTTGAATTAGATGATAATAAGAGAGATGGTGGATTTTCTCAATTGTGTCAAGATTCGTATCAACGCCAATTATTTATAATGGATTGTTTGGAGTTATGCAATAAGTTTAATTTAGATGGGATTGATTTGGATTGGGAATTTCCAACACTTAATTGGAGTAATCAAACGCCTTTACCTAATGATATTGAAAATTATACTCTTTTAGTAAAAGAAATGAGAAGTATTTTTAAAGATAAATTGATTACTATAGCTACCCACGTAAATGCTAAATATATGAATATACGTGAATTAGAAAAATATGTAGATTTTTTCAACGTAATGTGTTACGATTTAGGTGAAGGAGAAAAGTTACAGTACCATAATGCTATAGATAATCAATGCTTTAATATTAAGGATTCTATTAAAATATATAAAAACATATTGAAAGACTCGAACAAGTATGTAATGGGAATCCCTCTTTATATTAGATATAATTACAAATCTGAGAATAGATATTTGCCTATTAATAAAGTAGACTTTTCAAATCCAAAGTATATAATTAAAAAAGATAATACAATACCATTTTTATATGAAAAAAGAAATGGCGTTTATAAACCAATAGGATCTTTTGAAGATAAGGATTCAATTGACATTAAATCCTGTATTGTTAGAAGTAATGATTTAGGTGGTTTTATGATATGGAATTTAGCACACGACATTGACTGCAAATATTTAATAATGATTAATAATTCTCTTATTATAAAAGAAAACATATAAAATGGCAAAGATAATTACAAGTGCTGTAAAATATACCGGTGGCGCGAAAATAAGTCGTCCAGGAGTACACGCAAAGTCAAAAACATCTCATCTTAAATCATCTAAAAATTATAAAAAAGCCTATAGAGGTCAAGGTAGATAATTAATATGAAAACAATATTACAATATATTAGTGAAAGTCTAAATCAAATAAAATCTATTAAAGATTTAGAAAAATTTATATCGAGGTTTCCAGATAATGCTACATCTTGGAGATATGCTAATGATGAAATTCGAGATATTTGTAAAACATTGAGAGAATACCTTAAAGAGTATGATAATATAGATGTAGAACCATTGGATTACAAATCATTCAAGACTCCTTCAGAATGGAATATTAATTCTAAAGATTTTATTAGAGTTAACATAAAAAAATTATCTAAAAATACATTAGAAAGATTTTTAAAGGATCTTGATGAAACATTCTGCCATAATGAATAATAATTCACATAGTTTTTTCATAGTTTTAAGTTTTGTTTCGAAAACTTCAAGGAACATAAAGTTTCTTGAAGTTTTTTATATATTTATATATAGTTTTATAAAGTAACTTGAAAACTTTGATTTAAACAGTTCAAATGCTTATATAATACATTTTATTAAATAAGTAAAGATCTCTTTGTAAATCGAATAAAAATAGTGTTTAAATTGAAATTAAATAATAAGGCAGATAAAATATAATTAATATGATTACAAATTGTGAATTACCAAATTCTCTTTTAAATTATAATATGGAGTTAAATGATTATGACTTTGTATTATTTCATTTGTTGAAAGATAATAGTGAATATAGAGAATACTATTATAATATGCGTAGAACTCATCCAGAACGATTGATGATTCTAGATAATTCAGCATATGAATTTTTTGTGAAGGGAGAAGAATTGGATTTAGATGAGTTTAAATATTATATTGAGGACTTACAACCTGATTATTATATCTTACCAGATAAGTTGATGGATCATGATAAGACCATTGAAATGGTTGATGAGTTTATTAAAACATATAATATGGAATCTAAAAATATTTTCAATCCTAAACCTTTGGCTGTAGCTCAAGGAAATACTAGTGAGGAATTAATTGATTGTCTTTTGAAGTATAAAAGTTTAAATATAGATTATGTTGGTATACCATTTCATTTAAGTTTTTATAAAACATATAATATATTAGATGAAGTATCTCATGAGTTCCTAACAACGTATGAAGAATGTAATGAAGATCTTTTATATGCAATGGGGCGAGTGAGTTGGATTAAAGATCATAAACATATTTTAAGTTTATTTGACAAAGTTCATTTATTGGGATCTCATTGTCCTTTAGAAAAATTGTTTTATAAAGATTTATATAGTATGGATACTGGATATCCAGTTAAGTTAGGTATAGTTGAAACTAAGTTGTTTGAAGAAAAACAAAAACCTAACGTTATTATTGATGAGTTTTTGGATAAAGAATTGAATGAAAATCAAATAAGTTTAATCAAAGAAAATATTAATATCTTTAAAAATATATGAGCAAAATTTTTATAAATTTAGTAGGTACTCAAGGTACAGGAAAGACCACGATTTTAAAATTGATGGAATCTGAAATGAAGTTTAATATCATTACTGAAGTTGTTCGTAAATTGAATAAAACTGGAGTAAATATTAATGAATCTGGTAACGATGAAGGACAGCAGATCATATTCAAGACTTATGTAGATACTTTTAATAATATCGATAATGAATTGAATTGGGTGAGTGATCGAGGTTTGATAGATGTTGTGTCTTATACTAAATACTTATATGATCATGGAAATGTAAGTAAACAGGTGTATGAAGAACAATTAGCTTTTTTGAATGATTGGTATAAAACTCATAAAGTTATTATTTGTTACTTCCCAATTGAGTTTGATGTTGTTAATGATGGCGTAAGATCTGTAAATGAGGAGTTTAGAAAAGAGGTGGATAATAATATCCGTTGGATTCTAAATGAGTTGCAAATAGATCATTATATTATAGAAGGAAGTGTTTACGACCGTTTGGAACTTATGAAAGCAATTACAGAGTTTTAAATAATAACATCATATAAAATACAGAAAAGGAGCTTTAATGCTCCTTTTCTTTTATGGTATTTTCGAAATATATATACCAACCATCTAATGTACTTGGAATAATTAATTCTCCTTTTAATATGGATTCTCTATATTGCCAATTATAATGTGTAAAAGCTTTTTTATAATCTTTAGTAAATACAATCTTTATATTTTTAGGATACTTTATAATAATATTATTCAAACCAGTGCAATCACTAATATCCAATATCTCGTACATATTTATATTCTTTAATGAATATGGGAGATTTGTATTATATATACTATAACGTTTGTAATTTCTATAATAGTCTATTAAATTAGACATATTCTTTATTTTAATTCTTTCTATACAATCATTATAGTTATTGTAGGTGTCGAATTCATAATTATTTATAAAGAGATTAAAAATTTGCTTGGAAAGTTTACATTGAGAATCCTTTGGTTCTAAAATTAAGCTTTCAATATTATTGGTTTTAAAGTTGTTTAATTGAATTTTACTTGAAGTCTTAATTATAACTTTACCTAACTTGTCACTACAAATATTCCAATTATTTAACTCTAAAACATCTTTAGAATCACTAACAATTTCTAAGCAAGGAGTACTTGTAGTGGAATCTTTTCTTTTTACACTATTCTCATAATATTTCTTATAATCTACTTCGCTACTATTTTCAAACTTGAGATTATATCCAATATACTTGTTTAAATCATATAGGTGTATTGTGGAATTAGATAGTTTAGATCCAATATGAAACCTAATGTTATTAGATTCAATTCTACCAACATTATCTAATAGAGAATCACAAACATCAATATAATTAAAATAAATAGAAGGAGCTTCAAATCCAGATATATTGAATTCCTTACAATAATTGATAAGACTCTTAATAACTAATGTACTCCCAATATTATAATGCTCATTAAGAAACGTTATAAGATCATTTTGAATACAAATAGGATTATAGTCACCCAATGTTAATAACTCGTAGTTTTTAGAAAAGCTTAATAAACTACATACACAATCATTACAATTAAATATTCTACAAGGAATATTTACGAGATCTTTAGCTTTCTCAATTAAATCAATCTCGTCATAATCAAAAATACTAAAAGAATTTTGAAATTCAGCAAGAGGAACGTCGTCCATTTAAATTAATTAATTAGTAATGAGGCAGCTGTGATTACAGTAGCGTATGTTGCTCCAAATGCCATCATCTCCAACCAATATATTTGAGCTCTTTTCCAAGATTTAGTACACAATCCAACAATAGCTGGAATTGCTGCACCCACCAAAGGAACATAAAAGATATTCCAACAAACTATAAAACACCATAATAATGCGGCTGCTGCTGCAATCTTCGCGGACACTTCATGCACAGCACCTTCTAATTTATTTGCTCTAAAAGCTGGAGCTGCTCCAACAAAGCAAATTGCAGCTGAAGTAAAGAATGCTAAAAAAGTCAAGTTTTTAGACCACTCAGACCATAAATCACTTATTTCCAACCAACCTGGAAGTAAGGTCGTTCCCATTATAAACATAAATATGGTGAATATATATCCTAATTTATCTTTTTTACTATTGTATAAATAAAATGTCTCAGACAAACTCTTTGGAATACCAAATATTGATAATGCTGTAATATTGTATATTAAAAATATTGCAAATGAAATGCACACTGTAATTAATTGCCACATAATTTTAGGTTTTTTTAAAATAACATTGTTTTAGTATATATAACAAATTCTTTTGATTTAGTTTTCTCTATAAAACCTTCTTTTTTGAGTTTCTTTTTAATATCTTTATAGTTTTGAACATAATTTGTATAGTTCGAAATTGTCTCTCTAAATATTCTGGAGAAATTGTATAGTGAATTTTTTAAATCCATTCTTGGGACATATATTAATAATGCATTATGCATATATGCTAATGGAGAATATACAATTCTAACAATGTAGTTGCTATTACAATCTAATAAAATTTCAAAAGATGGCATTTTGCAGTCAAAATCTGTATTATCGTATAATCTTACTCTCCATCTAACACGTTCTCTAATCTTGTCAATGTCAACACTTAAAAAATCTCTTAAAAAATCATCTAATTCTCCATTGTTAAGTCTTTTGTAAATTACATTTTCATCACCACCATTTCCAAGATCTTGAAGAACTCTTACTACAAATGAATTAAAAAAGTCATTTGACATTTTAGCAGCTTTTGAGATTAATTCATCCTCATCATCTAATATAGATTCTTGTAAGTTTGTTGAGAAGTAAATTTTTGATTCTCTTGTTACATTTTCTTGGGAGTCACTAGAATGCATAACATTCTTCATATCGCTCCTTCCATACTTTTCTCTAATTTGATCCTTAAGTTTGGATAGATCTTTGTTCTTTCTATTGTTTAAAATATAACCTATGGAATCTCCAGAAGACATATATTTACAAAGATCCTCATAAAAATCTTCACTTTCGTGCATTTTATAGAGATTCATTGCTTCGTCTAATGAAAGCGTTTTCTTTAATTTCTTATTAATAGAAAAACCATAACCCAATAAAATATCTTCAATTTCTTGCTGATATCTTAAAAACTCAGGTTTGATAATAACAAACTCTAGTTTATCCATTACTTCCAATATATCATATAAAGTCTTCATACTATTATAATAAATTTTTATGTATTTTTACTAAAGTTTCAATTTGTATTTTATATATTTAATTATAAATTTATATAAATATGATACTGGACGACGAAGACATTTTGATTAGAGAAGCTAGCAATAGTTGCCAAGATCCTATTAAATTATTATTTGATTGCTATGACGATGAATCAAGTTCTTTGAATTTATTAAATAGATATATTAATATTGAAGGATTTAAATGGGAGCAAAGTGTTCCATATTACATACTAGTAGATAACGAAGATTTAATTCACTGTCAGATTTTAAAAGATCCTCATGGTGTCGGATCAATGAATATTACCACATATCCAGGCAATGAAGAATGTGAAAATAGATTACACAACATATTTATAACTTTGGATATGATTTATTTCAAAATAAAGGATCCTTTTAGAGGATATTATGTAAGATATGATTTACACGATATGTGTTATATCCCTAGTTACTTTGAAAGAATAAAAAGAATAATAGTATGATATCAATATTTTTAAAGGAAGAAAACTCCATAATTAATTTGGATAAAATTGTTTATACACAAATTCATTATGAAAACGTATTTAAACAACCAAATGATTATCAATATACTAAGCAATTTTATGTAAGTGTGGTTTTTGAAGATGGGTTGACAAAAAGAATTTCACCATTTTATGATAATAGAGCAAAGGCTGAGATGTTTGTATCTTGTTTATTTGATAAAATAAAATTTATAGAAAATCGTCATAACATTTTTATAGATGCTAGTGAAATTGATTTAGAGGTTCGAAAAGAGAAAAATACTGAAATATTAGAATTATTAACACAACATGCTTAAGTACGCAAATACACAATTAGGTTTTAGAGAGTTTCCCGATGAGGTTGCATTACTCATAAATATCTCAGGTTGCCCGAATAAATGTAAGGGATGTCATTCTGCATATCTTCTAGAAGATATTGGAAAAGTATTGGATGAAAATGCTTTGGATAATTTGATTGAAGAATATTCTGGAGTAACTTGTATCGGGTTTATGGGGGGAGATAATGACCATTTAACTCTAGCCAAATTATTTAAATATATTAAACAAAAATACGGCTTAAAAGTAGGTTGGTATAGTGGAAAAGATTATAAATTCGAGATTATAGATGATTTATATGAAGTTTATAATATTCCAAATCAACACTATATAGACTTTTTGAAAATCGGTCCTTATAAAAAAGAATGTGGACCACTTGATAGTAAAACAACTAATCAAACGTATTTCAAAAATACCGGATTGAGTTCTAATCCAAGTATAATGATAGCGGAAGATGAAACAAATAAATTTTGGAGAAATGATTGATATAGAATACGTTAAAAAGAATATTAAAGAAGGATGGATTTTAAATCCCAATGAAAAAGTAGTAAATGGTATTATCAAAGGATTAAATAGATGTAACGGAGAATGTCCTTGCCATAATACATCGAGAGATAAACAATGTCCTTGTAGTGGTTATAGAGAAGAAGATAAATGTTGTTGTAATTTATATATTCGTGAGTAATGAAAGAAGTAAATAATTTCGAGCAAATAAAAAGTTTGTTAGATTTTGATGGAAAGTCTATATACCTTGTTTGGTTAGTATTGAGAAATAAAGACGGTAATACCGAAGCTAAAGGTAACAATAGAAATCGTACAATCAAATCTTACTATTTTCAAGATTTGAAACATTTTGAAGAACGAGAACAAGAGATTATTGAGATTTGTAAAACGTTTAATTGTAGAGCATATATTTGCTTGAATAAAAAGCCTCTTGAAAACGTATTGTTTGCACTTCAAGACAATCTTACGGACCGTTTGAGACAAATGATGCATGGACAAATTATGGGTATTAATGGAATGTTAGATCATGCGGTTATGACAGCTGGTACTGCTGGTGATAAGCGTTGGATTGTTGATATTGATACATTGGATGAAGATATCATTAATTTAATTGAAACTGATATTAATAACGCGAGATCAATATATCAAAAAAATGTAATTACTCGCATTCCAACAGCTCATGGGGTACATATTGTTACTCACCCATTCTATACTAGTAATATTGGTGTTGGAAGAGATATAAAAAAAGAGGGTTTAACACTTTTATATGCTTATTTAGATGAAAACAAAAATTAATTTTAACGAACTTTCAGAAAAAGAAGTTAATAACATTATTGAAAAGGCTAGAAAACGATTAGACGATATTTTAGCAAATGACAGATCACCAATTAATGAAAAAACTAATGGTGAACTTATTCCGTATAAAAAATTCGTAGATTATATGATGTCTTTTAGTGTTACGAATGATGACGGTATTGGTTATTATGCCACCGCAACAGAAAGTTCACGATTACCATTTAAGTTTTTTGATTTAGATGACGAAAAGAAACTTAAAAAATATAAATTTACACACATATTATGGTATAATAAATAACGGTTTTTGAAAGATTAATTCAAAAAAATATAAAAGTTTTTTTTACGTTTTGATATATATAAATATAATTAAAATTTTAATATAAATATGTACAACGTAAATAATGTATCAAAAAGTTATGAAAATCACAAATTCTCAGTGATTAGATATTGTGATGGTGAGTATTGGTATTATTGTTCTTATGATACCATCGAACAAGCGCAAATTGCTTGTAACGAAATCGATAACGGATTGATTGTAGAGAGTCAAAACATTGAAGTGGTTTATTTCTCACCATCTTGGTGATTTTTTAAAATAATAAGATTATGACAAAACAAGAACTACAAGCACATGGTGTTAAACTGGAAAATTTAACTCACGAATACGGTGAAATGAATATTATCGTCCAACAATTCCCTTCGGAAGAGTATAATGAGGACGATAATGATGAGGATGGACTTATCAACAATGTTGTATTTCCAGATATTTATCAACCCCGCAAAAACCGCGTATATTCATACGGTGAGACCGGTGAAGTTATTAATTTAGATGATCCGGAGATTCGAGCTAACCATCTTAAACATATGCGAGACTCCGCGGAACGACTAAAGATTATGTCTATCCTTCTTGCTAAACAAGCAGATGAGCTTGAGCAAACTGGAAAAATTACCACAACAATGTATTATCCAGAACCAAATAATGACTGATTGATATGAAAAAGAAATATTCAATAGATGTAGTTGATAAAGAGTGGTTTCAAGGAAAAGAACTATTTACAGTATGCGTGTATCGTTGGATTCTTTTTGGTCTTATTCCAATACGTGTTGTAACATATTTTAATAATGATTTAGATAAAACTTTATCGTATGCAAAATATTACGTAGATGAAAATGGTGAATATAAAAAAAATAATAAAAATATGAAAAATTGGACTTGGAAACAATGGACCTCACTAGGTCTTGTAGTAGCGGTATTTATTACCTGTTTAGTATTGCATTTGGTACAACCACAAATTACTTATTCATTTGCAGAGTTAATGACATTTGTAGGAGCTGTAGTTGGTTTTGTAGCGGGATATCTTTTTAAGAGAGATATCAAACAAAATTAAAATAATATGAAAAACCGTATAGATTATATAGATGTATATACTCCATACGTTTTTGAAGGGAAACATTTTAAGTTTAACTATTTTAATTTTTAAATATATGGAAACATTTTTAGCTATTACACTTTTAATTTTATCAATTTTGGGTTTTATTGTGATTTGTGTAGCAATATTATTTGCCACACTTTATCATAAAAGTTTATTTCTTCAAAAACTTTATACAATAATGTTTGAAAGAGATGATTATAAGTTGTATAAAGAAGTAAAAGAATATTTGAAGAATAATAAAATGCAACTTGTACCTCAAACAACCCTATCCATAGCACAAACATATAAAGATACATTATTGAGTAAATACATATTTGTTGCATTTTACAATAACAATGAGCCTCACGAAGTAGCTATATACGATGATAATTATACCTTACGTTTAACCAACTTCTACAATAAGTTAATGCAAGACTTACTGGATGATGCTGGATATACTCAAGAAGATATTGATAAGGCTGCAATTGAAAGTAACGTAAGATATCAGCAACTCTTACAAGAAATAGAGGAATCCCAGAAAGAGTTAGAAGAATTGGAAAAGCAACTTAAACAATCCAAATAAATAATATAGCCAATGCCTTGTGAGTACTCATTGGAGGAAGATGTAGATGAAACTCTCTGGTAGCGGGAAAGCCGCGATGTTTAACCCTTAAAGTAGTGGAGATTTTTTCTCCACTTTTTTTTGTCTTATATAAAAGTTTTTGTGAGTTTTTAATATATTTAATTATAATGAAACTACAAAAGATTTCAAGACTTTTTTAACATTTAAATATAGTTAAAATGATTTTAGACGATGAAGATATATTAGTTGGAGATTTAAAAAAAGATGCTAATAATCCATTCTTTACACTTAAGCAAATCTTTATACAAGCTAATAAAGATAATAACAAAAATTTACATACATATAGTGAAGATGTTTATAGGATTTTAAATAGTATTAAAATACCCAAGCATACAAAATGGTTTATTAATTATGATATTATAGAATTAGTTGATAAATCCTATTATGGAGAGCCTGGGGATTATTACAAGATATTCGCGAGCATTTCCTTCACCCACCGCAACCAAAGAACATTGATAGATGTTAAAACAAGTCGCAAATATACAAATCCAGATATTTACAACAATATTTGCAATGTGTTTATGAATCCAAAATACGATTTAGTTCAAATAACTAATAGTGCATACACGTACCTATAATAATTATAATACATGAATACAATTTTTATTTTTATATGTTGTTCAATAGTGAGTTTATGGTATTCCATTTCTTACGAAATAAGTGCAAGGAAAAATTGTAAAAATAAACATTTAAATATATTTCGTGTTTTACTCCACGGTAATACAATTGCAATACTTACTATTACATTAGAAGAGATATATAAACTATTTTAAGTTAATTTAAGTTAATTTTAAACAAAACAAATATGAAACTATTAAGTAAATCAAAAAGCTTTGTACAAGAGTATTGTGCAACAATTGTCCAAATTGGTGAAATGAAACCTATTGAAGGTTCAGACTTTCTTGCAGTAACTCAAGTAAATGGATTTCCAATTGTGGTTCGTAAAGACCAAGTTAAGGAGGGTGATATTATGATTTATTGTCCTATTGAAACTCAATTAGATCATAACTTCTTGAGAATCAATAACTTATACGAATTAAATAGTCGTCAATTGAACTCCAATTACTCTGAAGTAGAGAATCTCATTAATGAAGGTAAAGCAGATGAAGCTAAATCCAAAGTAGGATTTTTCAACAAACAAGGTCGTGTTAAGTTGATTCGTCTTCGTGGTCAAGCTTCGATGGGATATTTGATTACCCTTCGTGAAATGACCAAATATTGTTCAAAACTCTCCCGATTTAAATTTCAAGATCACATTGGAGAAGATTTTGATGAGGTTGATGGAGTAGAATTCATTAAAGTATATATTCCACCAGTTAAAGAAGGTACTCCAAGAGCTTCTCGCGATGGTCGTCGCAATAAGAAACTTAAAAAGGTTTCACGAATGATTCCTGGTGAGTTTTCTTTCCACTATGACACTCAACAATTGAATAGAAGTATGGATCGCTTTAATCCAGACACTCAAGTTGATATCTCTGTAAAGATTCACGGTACTTCCATTTGTGTTGGTAACGTATTAGTGAAGAAACCAAAAGAGTTTAAAAACAAGCTCATCAATAAGGTTCACTCTATGTTGCCTTTGAAATGGCAAATAATTGAACAGGATTATGATGTGGTATACTCTTCACGCACCGTAATCAAAAATGAGGACTTGAATCCTAACAAAGGTGTTGGCTACTACTCAAGCGATATTTGGAGTGAGTATGGTAAAATGTTGAAACCTTATATTCCACAAGGTATGGAGATCTTTGGTGAGATTTTTGGCTACGAAACTGGTACTTCTCGAATGATTCAAAAGGGTTATGATTACGGCTGTAAAGTTGGGGAAAATCGTTTGATGATTTATCGCATTCGCACTAAGAAAGAAGATGGTACTCACGAGGAGTGGAATATGCAAGAAATTGTCGCTTGGGTTAATGGTTTGATTCGAGTACTAGAAAATGATGGTATCGAGAATAAACTAATAAATACCCCACTCCTATATTCAGGAACCCTTAGTGAGTTGTATCCACAAATTTCCACAGAAAATCATTGGCGAGAGAATGTATTGGAGGCTCTTAAGAGTGAAAAGAGATTCTTTATGGAAATGGAGGAACCAATGAACATTACAAAGATGCCTCGTGAAGGTATTGTAATTAGAATTCAAGATGATCCTGTCGCTGAAGCCTTTAAGTTGAAGTGCATTAAGTTCCTTGAGAAGGAAGCTAAGAATATTGATAAGGGTGAAGTTGATATGGAGATGCAAAATAATTATTAAGATTATTAATGTATCTCATAATGATTAAAAAAGAGACTCAAAGAGTCTCTTTTATTTTTGAATAAACTTCCTCACATAAGCTTTAATCTTATTAAATCTATAATATAAACCTTTCTCTTTACACTCCTTACAAATATCTTGAATAGAGCTACCATAAATAAAATCTTCAAATAGAATCCATTCCTTTTCTCCAAATTTATCTATTACCAAATTTTTAATGGTGTTATAATCTATTAAGGATCTATCAAAATCCAATTCATCTAAATCCTGCAATTCAACCTCTTCATCTCTATTTTTATTACGAGCATAATCCAACTCCCTTTTAAAGTTGGTTTTATAAGAAATAAAGATGTAATTTTTAATTTGTGATTCACTCAATAGCTTTCCAGAACAACTCATACACTTTAGAATGGTGTCGTGAAAGATATCTTCATTAGACTCATGACCAAAGGTCTTAATAGACTCCAAATCAACACAATGTTTGATTTCGTTATAATGACTTGCAATATAACCCAAATAAGCAATGTCGTCCACTTATTATGTATTTATTTGTATATAAAATATGTTGTATAGGATTTTTTAAAAAAAATATAAAAAAGGAGACAATGCCTCCTTTTAATTTATATTTATAATCTTATACTTACGCTTTTTTTTGCACAGTCCAAACACCTGGTTCTAACTCTACAGATTCATAACCATCTGCAACATAAGAAGTACCTGTTCCTTCTATATTAGCAGCAGGATTAAAACCATAAAATTTACCACCACGAACTTCTAACTTAGCTTTACCATTCTTATAGTTTGCATCAAAACAATTTAATAAATATCCATAACCATTTTGAGGAGCTTTAGGATCCAACTGTTGTATTTTAAAAGTACCACCATTGATCACAGCAGTTCCTTCATATACATATACTGCACTAATATTACCTATAAATTCACCATCTTCAATAACCAAATTGCCGCCATTTTTAACATCTACTACATAGCAGTCGTTTTCTTTAGCTACAACTTTACCATTACCTTTGATGGTTACATTAGAACCTTGATTTACTTCAAATAAAGACCATACGCTTTTGTTCAAATCGTATAAATCATTTTCATTACTTACGTTGTGACCGTTTAGATCTAACACGTGTTTACCTCTAAAAGACTTCACGGAATCAACTACATAGTCTCTGTTTAATGTAATGATTTCGTTAGTAAAATCAGGAGCAACGTTGCCGTATAACACAGAGTAAACTTCCGGGTGAGTTATATGAGATTTAAATAAAATACTTTCTGCGCTGATATTGTCATTTCCAGCTATAGCAACATCAGTCATCCAACCGTTAATCACAATCATTTCCTTATCCATATTAATATTTTTATATTTTTATATATAATAAAAAAAATATTTCATGCATTTTAAATATATTTATACATGAGTAAGAATATGTCGTTAGAACAATCGTTACAAGCATATCGTGTAATGAATACTCCTACTCAATTGTCGTGGAAACAACATTGGGCTAATGAGACATTTACAAATGATAATTATATAGAGTGTAACGAGGATGAGAAGAAACAATTTTTAAAGAGATTGGAGGAAAGTGAGTGTACAATTTGTGATAATATTAAACAAACAAAAGGAAACCCAAAAACACTCAAATCGTTATTATTTACACTTTTAGATAAAAATAATGAAAATGTATCCAAAATAAATCGTAAAGTAATTTATAGTACTTCCAATGGTGAAAGACCTATTGGTAAGAAAGCTTTTGAATTATGGAATGGTTTTCAAGTTATTGATATGGATATTAAGGATGCTAAATTGGCATCTCAATTAAAGCAATGGATTTTTGACCATCTTAAAAAGTGTAACTGGTTTTTAGGTGTAGCTCTTTCAAGTTCAGGAAAGGGTCTTCATATTTATACTAAAATTACTATTCCGGAAAGTGAGGATGATGTTAATAAAAAGAAACTATTATATCTCACAAACTTTCGTCATAAATACTCTTTTGTATATATTGTATGTATAAATGCAATGGAGAAATTTAATTATACAAAGGATCAATTATTGCAATGGATGGACTTGGCGATGTTTAAACCTCAACAAGGAGCTTTCATTGGATATGATCCTTATCCATTGATTAATACTCATTATTTTGAAGACTTTATCTATGTTAACTTTGATCAAGATTTGAGTGGAGAGGATTGGATGACATATCCTGATTTAAAGGAAATCTTTAAGAGATGGGAGTGGTTTGAAAATGAGAGTGATGATTTAAAGATTGAGGTTAGAGAAGCCAAAGATTTGGAAATAGATACTCATAATAAAACTCACTATAAACACAATGATCGTTGGCGTTTGGCAAATACTTTGGTAAAATTATATGGTATGGAGAAGGGATATCAATATCTCCGTATGATATGTTCAAATGCTATTAAAGATAAGGAGTTGCAAGCGGATTGTATTACAGCGGCACGTCATAATAAACCAGTTGATGTTTGGGCTGTGAATCGTTTGAATTCCATTCACGGATTTAAGATTAAATTAAATATTAGTGATACAAGTTTTGATGAGAGTGAGATTTATAAGAGTATAGATCAAATTGATAATCCCACGATGATTAGAGAGTCTGACTTTCGAAAAGACTTTCACTTGACATCAAAAGAATATTTAGGAACCATTCGTCACGAATTATTAAGCAACATTGGTAGAGTAACCTTGATTGAGGCTGGTGCTGGTGTTGGTAAGACTGAGATGGTAAAGGCTTTGGTTAGAGATGGAAAAAAGGTTATTCTTGTCATGCCTTTTACATCCACAATTAAATCCAAAGTAGAAAATGAAAAAGATTGGACATTCTCTTATGGTAATTATAAAGTTCGATTAGATCAAACTCCAGGAGTTGCTATGACAATTGATAAGTTTTCAAGAATAAATCTTATGGATATTAAAGCAATGGGATTTGATTACATTATTATTGACGAGTCTCACTTATTATTTCAAAGTGAATATCGTTCTGTGATGCCAAAGGTCATTGAGATGATTCGCAACACAGAGGTTCCAATTGTTATGATGTCAGGAACTCCAAGTGGTGAGATGATTTTCTTTCCAGATATCGTTCACTTAAAAGTTGTAAAAGATGATACTCGTCAAAAGGAGTTTAAGGTATACTTTACAGAGACTGCAAGTGATCAAAAGTTATATATGTGTAAACATATGGCTAGAGATATTTCAAATGGATTGAGAATATTATTTCCAACAAATAAAGGTACCATATTTAGTAAGGAAATTAAAGCTATGGTTCAACAATTTTTAGAGGACGAATATTTTATATATGATGAGGTAAACTTACAATATTATAAAAAGTCTAATGTTGGTGAACAATTTATGGATGATGTTAACTTTGAAAAGACTATTAAGGATACTCAAATTCTTATGTGTTCAAGTTACCTATCTGTAGGTGTGGATATTTTGGATAGATATAAATTTAGTATATATTTTGATGAACAAATTTTACCACAAGAAATTGAACAATATGCTAATAGATTGAGATCCAACGACTTGTATATTAATATGTATGTTTCAAAGCGAGATGCTGATGGTAATTTAAAGAATGTTAATAGATTTAGAGAGATGAATTTCAAGATGAATGATGAAGAAATTAAAAGTATTCACTCCATTATTCAAATATGCAATGATATGATTCGTCGTAATAAAGAGGAATATAAATACAACTCTCTCATTGCATCTATTATCAATCAAAATACCTTTATAGAGTATAATGAAATAGACAATAAGTATTATTTGAATGATATTGCTTATAAGACAGTATACTTTGAAAGAAAGTATAGAGATTATGCTCAGCAATTACCAGTATTAATGAAAGGAATGAAAGCCTATGGATATTTATTAAGTTCTAAAGATTTGTGTGAATTTGAGAGTAGTAAGGATGTTTTAGAGAGTCTCAAGAATCGTGCATCAATGGCAAGAGATGAACAAACCAATCTCAATACACAACACATTGAAGAATTAATGGATATTATTACAGAGGATAGATTGGGTATTTATAAGAATGTATTGGCTGGTGAATATGATATTAGAAAAGGAAGCGTTTGGGAGGAGAATGCGAAGGATCACATTATGATTGTTAAGAACATTGAAATGTTTGAGAAGGTGGTTCCAATTTTTGTTTCAATGTCCAAAATGTTTGCTATAAAGGATATTAAGGATATTTTTAATTATTGTAGAAATAAAAATGGTAGTTTCAACTTTTCAGCGATTAAGAGAATACGAGTTCTTATTAATATGGTATATAATAGTAGAAATAATCGTTTGGATTTACCTATTCAAGAGTTTATGGAAGAAACATATAAATTGGTAAAATTAAAGAAAATTAATAAATTAGAGATTATAAAGTTTATTAGAGATTTTGCTATTAAGTATGCTATTATGGCTTCCACGGATGATATTATAATTATGAGAAGTGAAAAGATGATGGCTCAATTAAATGAAACCTTTACAAATATATTTAGATGTTTGGTTGAAGTTAGTCGTCCAAATAAAATGGGAATAGTAACTCTTAAGAAGGTTGAGTTGTTATGGAAGGAAAAGACATATTATAATGAGGATGGTATCAAAGAGAAAATGTATATGTTAGCTGATTTCTTAAATGATAATGTGGAGGTAAAAGACGTCCAAAAAACCGAAACTAAAGAAATGTAAAAAATTTAATATATTTTATAAATAAATAAATTTAACAATGAATTATCCTAGTTTTGATAAACAATTTCAAAAGTTTATTCAAAAGCACGAAGAATTGATTAACGAGTATGATAGTATAAATATTGATATATTCGAAGATGTAGAATTTGATATTTATAATATTTTAGAAAATTTAAGAAAGATTAATAAAAATCTCGAGTTCGAATCAATTATATATAGTGCCCTCAATTCGTCTCTACAAAACAAAGTATCTATTATTGATAGTTTAAATAGTATAATGTCTTACTATACTATTAATACTAATGATTTAAGTACTACACAAAGATACTTTAAAGAGGTAAATGACATTTATGTAAAGAATAACAATAATTATGATATTGAGTATTGTGAAGAAAATCGAGACAAGTTAATTGAAATGAATCTAAAGTCTGTAATCTCCATAGCGAAAAATTATCAGGGGTTGGGACTATCATTAGACGAATTGATTTCAGCAGGAAACTTGGGCCTTTGCATAGCATACGATAGATATGATCCGGAGAGAGCTAAATTGAAGGATAATATGATTGCATCTGCTCAAACTCTGAGTGATAAATTTAAGTATGTGGAAGTAAGAAAATTGTTAACTGACTACCTTACATATGGAGATGTGTTGGAGAAGTTTGATTGTAAGTTTAAGACAAAAAACACTATTACTAAAGAGGAGTTATTAAAATGGATTAATAAGAATGTAGCTAATGCAAAATTTAATTCCATTGCAAATATGTGGATTAGAGCTTACATTTTGATTGAAATTGATAACTATTCAAGAATTGTACGTAAACCAAAAGCTGAGATTTATAAAGATGCTGTTGAAGATGGATCTTATAAAATAGAAAAAATAGTAAATATCGATAATCCTATTGGAGATGACGGTCAATGTACTATAGGAGATATGATTCCGTCCGAAGAAGAAGATAGTCATATGGATATCAGTGATGCATATGATATTTATAAGAAAGGTTTAAATAAGTTATTAGAAGGTGTTAAGAATAGGGATAGAAGTGTATTTTTAAAAAAGTTTGGAATTGGATTGCCAAGACCACTTCTCCCAAGAGAAATTGCACAACAGGAAGGATTGAGCATAGCTCGTGTCAGTCAAATTTTTCAAACTGTTATTGAAAAGATGCAACTTAATGCTGCCAAATATAACATAAATATTGATGAATTGTTTGAAGCTTCTAGAAAATTAAACTAATTATGGAGAAAAATTATTTTGAGAATCTAGACTTTGATAAGATTCATAAACAAATGAAGTTTAAAAAATCTGTCGATAAATTTTATAAATTAATACAAAATAAATAAAATGACAAAGTATATAGGAATTAGAGGACATAGAGGATCTGGAAAAATCTCAATAGCATATCTAATAGCAAACACCATTGAATATCTTATAGATTTTAAGAATATTGGAGATGATTTTGACAACTTATATAAAAGTTGGTGCAATGAGTTAATGAAGGATGAACAAAATGCAGTTTATAATATTGATGCTCCACATGTTTATTTAGAGTCATTTGGTGACCTACCTAAGATGTTAACAGAAATGCTAACAAATATACCTCATGAGTATATTTATAGTGATTATTATAAAGATCACATATTTATTAATGTACGTACTATGAAGTATATTGAAATGAGTGATGATGAAATTTATAATTTTGAACACGATTTGTGGAAATCTCAAGACTTAATTAAATTTGTTGAAGAATATGGATTTGGAGAATTTGAATCTTATTGGATTTCACTTCGTGAGTTTATTTTATACTACGCAAAAACAACTTCTAAATATCTTGGTAATGATATATGGGTTAAGTTAATGAGAGTTAGTGAGGAGAGAGATAATGCAATGCAAGAAAAATATAATATATTTGGAAAAGGTGATAAATATAAACTCTTTGTGGATTTGAAAGCTGTCTCTGAAGTAACCTATGTGAAAGAGCGTGATGGATTTATAATTAAAATAAATAGACCTCAAAATATTAAGGAAAAGGGTTTTGATAATTTGGAAAATGATACTCGTTATGATTATGAGTTAAATATTGAAGGTGATTTATACGAATTAAAAGATAAGATAGTTGAAATCTCTAAAATTATTAAAAATAGATAACTATGGAGAAACTTATAGATAACATTTGCAAGAATTATACCATCAATGAATTACTTAAGAAGTATGTTAATTTATTAACGGAAAATGAAAGGCTTGTTGATGAAAATCGAGAGTTAAGAAGACAACTTGAGAATAAAGAAACCCCAGAAACATCGGAAACAATCACAAAACCAGTACAACCAGATTATGAGGAAGTACAAGATAATAATGGACGTATTTGGTATAAAAGAACTCATTTTAATGCTCAGAGAAAAGAGTCTAGATTGTTGAGAAAATACGATGTAATTGTAGCTAAAAGAGATTTAGAAGAACCATACCCTACTATTATGCTCATTGATAGTTTTGATTACGAATCAGACTTTGCTGCGAGATGTTCTTATGGTAAATCCGTGTATTATGAAGATTTTGAAAGAAAAAAACACACTGAAATGTGGTACGGGGGATTTGCGTCTTGTCTCCCATATTTTTCATTTGCTACACACGAAGAAATAGAAGAATTATTTGACAAAATTAATGAATCACCTTATCTTTATGAAGACTGTATTACAAATAAAGAGATTAAAGAACGATATAGCGAATATTTAGATTAATACTAAAAATATGAAAATATTAGATTTACCCTTAAAGAAAGAATGGTATAATATGATTGAAAGTGGTGAGAAGAAAGAAGAGTATCGTGAAATTAAACCATTTTGGATCAAACGACTAACTAATTTAAATGACCATTATCTTTTATTCTCTTATAGGAATAGATATGAGCAAATACCATATAAAGATTATACTCACGTAAGATTTAGATATGGTTATACAAAACGTACTATGACATTCCCTATTACTTCAATAGACTTTGGAAAAGGTAACAAGAATTGGGGTGCACCTAATTATGACGTATTTATAATTAAATTTGATAGCGCTCCACCAGCTTGTTAAAATAAATAAACAACATGAAAAATAATATACTTAAATATACTCTAATAGGATTATTTTCAATTCTATACCTATCAGTCGGTTTTGTAAGTGTTTATCACGCTATTGCTTTTTTCGAGCTATCTAATCAACCTTGGTTGGCTCTTATATTAGCTTGTGCATTTGAAATTGGACAAGCTGCTGTATTGTTTTATCTTCTTATAAGTGAGGATAAAAAAGTAATGCCTTGGATTCTTATGGGAGTTCTTACTTTGGTACAGGTTTTAGGAAATGTATATAGTTCATATATGTATATGATTATGAACAATATGGATTTAATTAAGTATTTTACAGACTCCGTGTTATTCTTCGTCCAAGATCCTAATCCAAAAGTTAATCAAGTAATGATTTCATATATTACTGGAGCTATTCTTCCTATTGTATCCCTTTGTATGACTTCAATGGTAGTAAATGTATTAGGATATAGTCACAGTGGGAATAATATAGAAAATCCCACCAAAGAACAAGAAGAGATGATTGTTGAGTAACTCTAATTCTTTTTTTTATATTAAAAAAACTTCAAGAAACATAAAAGTTTTTTGGAGTTTTTCATATATTTATACATATGAAACAAGATATAACACTTTATATTAAAGACGGCAATCGTTACAAAGAGTACGGGGTAGGATTTAATCGATCTTACTTAAGTAATGGTATTTGGTACGTAAGTGGAGGAGGAAATAGAATAACTGGATTAAATTACATCAAAGGTTTGGTTAAGATTGCGGACAATCCGGAGGTAGATTCTCTTAAAGAAACCATACAACGTTTTGAATTGGGGGAAGAAATTTTGAACTCCCAAGAATTTTTAAATTGGTGTAAACAAAAGAACTATCAATATTCTATTAGTGAAGTAGTACACTTTGTTGTTAATTATTTAGTGAACCACTCTGTAGCCGAAGACGACAGAGCTTCCTGCTTTAAAAGTTCCTTATAAGACTTATAAGTTATCTTTCGTACAGGCTTTAAGTCGGTCGTTCCAACCGACTGAAGCTTTTTATATTGTTTATAATATTCGATCATATTAA